GGCGCAACCTCGGTCTACTCGGGCAAGGGCAAGAGCTCGAAAGCAGCGATCGAGAAAGTGCTCCGCGAGCACTTCCGCTGGTCGCCCGACTATGACCCCTTCTGGAAAGACCCGCTGGTTATTCTGCACATCTCGGACCACGACTATGATGGTGAGGCAGTGATCGGCCCGACCTTTGCAGAACAGGCGAGACGGTACACAGATAATATCATCGAGGTGCGGGTGGGAATCAAGCCAGAGAGCGTGCTCGAGAAGGGGTACACCTGGGACGAGAGCTGGTACAACGTCAAGGTGAGCAATAAAGGGTATCAGAGCTGGGCAGAAAAGCAGGCTCTTTTTCTCGCTCAGTGCTCGAGCTGCAACCACATCTGGCCCGTGCTCTCGATCTGGGAGAACCCAGAGGATCTAGAGTTTCTGAACGAGGACGAGGACCCGGAGTACTATATGCACTCTCACCGCTGCCCAAAGTGCGGGGCAGATGCCTACAACATTGATCCAAACGAGGATACACCGCACGGGTTCGAGGTCGAGGCAATGCGCACTCGAGACTATTACAGTCTGATCGTGGATGCGCTCTGCAAGGCATACCCCTTTGAGTACATCGTTGAGAGACTGCGCAAAGAGTGCAGAGCAAGCGCAGAGAGCGCAGCGGAGGAGATCACTAGAAAGATTCTAGAGCGCAACCGGGACTACCAGGCTCTGTTGAGCGAGTTTGACCGTCTCGAGGACATCAAGCGAGAGTTCGAGGATGAGGTCAAGCAGTGGCTGGTCAAGGTGGGCGATCCACTGCGCGATCACTTTGTAGACGTCGGAGAGGAGCCCGAGTATGTAGACTTTGTGGAGCACGTTGAGCGAGCGGGAAACTATGCGAGTCCCTGGCGCTCATTCTCTGAGGAGGAGCGCACCCAAGAGCTCGTTGAGCTGCTCGAGTGGCGCTACAACGAGATCGCAGCGTTTGCTACAAAGAGAGTAGAATGGTAGCAGTGAGCAAGGGGAGAGAGCTCAAGCTCTCTCCCCCATTTTAGACTAGGAGGCAAGCAATGCAACAGGTATGGAAGTGTTGGTGCGGCAAGACGTATGAGACTCGAGAGCAGTGCATTGAGTGCGAGTTCGGTATGGCTGAGGATCTGAGCTCTGAGGGACTCGAAAGCGATCGCTGGCTCACCCAGCCTGAGATCGCAGAGCGACTAGGCTGCTCAGTGCGCAAGGTCCAGCAGTGGATGCGCAAGAGCTGGAAGGTGTTTCCGCACTCGCTGGACTTGAGCGATCCAGACGATCTCGAGCAAGCAGAGAGCATGGGACTGCTCGCTGGGCGGCACCATCTTGTGCGCTTTCTCGTGCCAGAGCGAGACGTGAGAGCGGCAGAGCGAGCATATGAGCTCATGGGGCCAAACGCGATACAGTGGTCATATCGTGGGCCAGTGTACGATCGCTTTGTCGGCGGCGGGTTCTTGCTATACAGGGAGCAAGAGTCATGATCAAGATCGAGATCGAGCTGCAGGATGTGACGGGCGAGTGCTCAGAAAAGAGCTATGTGGGCGAGCTCAAGAGCGGGACGATGATCTACATAGAGAACACATCAAGCAGCCCGGTGATCATGGTAGAAGGTTACGGGTATGCTGTACCTATCGACAAGATCGCCCGGGCGGTAGAATACGAACATGGCAGGAGGCACAGACTGCTCAAGAGAGGAACACAGGTGATCTATGTGCCGAGTCATGCACTGGGCGACACCAGCCACCCAGACTGCGAGCGTGGGTTCGTGACATCACAGCAAGGAAATATTGTTTGGGTCAGATACTGGCATAGAGATCGCCCAGAGCTGCGGACAACCACTTGCAGCGAGAGAACAGCGAGAGAGCTGCTCGTGGTCAAGAACACTGTGCCAAAGGTCAGGGTCGAGCAAGCACTCGAGAGAATACAAAGAGAGGAGCATGGTCTGTGAAAGTAGAGAGCGGATTCTGGGATCAGTATAGGGATGAGGCAGAGAGCGCAACGTATGATCCAAGCGATGACGAGATCAGGATCTATACTGGGTATGTGCCGCGATCGATGTATCTTGCTCTGAGAGATGCCGGGTTCGGTCGAGCGCCAGTCCAGGGTTGTTTCTTTCAGGTCTGGACGCCAGAGCGGGAGGACGTTGCTCTTGCTCTGTGCGATGAGATCGAGACGGAGGGCACGACTCTCGCAGAGCGAGCAGAGGATCGGTATATCAGGTTCGCCGGGTACAGAGACAACGCAGCGAGCAGAGCTCACGAGCAAGCAGAGAGGAGTCGGCAAGCGATCGAGGGCATACCGTTTGGGCAACCGATTCTGGTAGGTCATCACTCTGAGCGCAAGCACAGAAAGGCGATCGAGAAAGCGCAGCGAGCTGCAAGCAAGACCGTTGAGGAGTTCGATCGCCGGGACTACTGGAAGTGGCGAGCGCAAGGGGTGATCAGGAACGCGGCGCACAAGTTCGCACCCGGTACCACGTACAGACGGATCAAGAGTCTGCGCACAGAGCTGCGCAAGATGAAAAGGGATAGAAAGAGAACGCCCGAGAGCTTTCGGAGTTTCGTCTGGTGGTGGGTCGCAGAGCGCAGAGAGGACGAGGACGGTCAATTTGTGCTCGAGAACCATCGGCACATGCGTTTTGCAGATCTGAGCAGAGAGGACCAGCTCGAGCTCAGAACCGAGTACATCGAGAACGTGCTCGAGAGACGTCCCTGGTACGACAGGTGGATCGATCACCTCGAGGGCCAGATCTTTTACTGGGAATCCATCTATGAGGTCGTGCGCACCGATGGGCTCGAGGGCAGCACGAACGAGCAGAGAGAGATCAGGAAAGGAGACTGGATCAGAAACAGACGGTGGGGCGGCTGGGCGAGAGTGGTCAGGGTCAACAAGTCTAGAGAGACGGGCCTGATCTCTACTGTGAGCGTAGACATGAACACGTACACACAGCGGTTCTGTATCCGCAAGTGGGACTATGAGAACATCGCCCAGGTGCTCAGTGAAAAGCAGTACCAGCAGCTCACAGAGACGGAGAAACTCGGGCGAGAGAATTGCGGGCCGAGAGCTCAGAAAGCAGTGGACGAGGAGAAAGAGGAGGCCAAAGAGCTGGTCGACAAAGTGGAGCAGGTCGAGACGGTCGTCACGTATGACAACGACTACCATCCCACGCCCGGGGACGTTGCGGGCAGGATGGTAGACTTGCTCAACGTTCCCGATCTGCTCGCTCGCTTTGGTCTGTTCTCCCAGTTTCTCGAGCCGAGCAGCGGAGACGGGCGTCTCATCCGCTGGCTGCAAGAGCAGTGGCCCGGTCTCAAGGTAGACTTTTGCGAGCTCAACGCGACGGGTCAGAGGTTGAGCGAGAAGGCGGGCGGCAAGCTCGTGTGTGCAGACTTTCTAGAGTACGAGCCCAGAGAGCTGTATAGTGGGATCGTCATGAACCCGCCATACTCAAAGCGAGCGTGGATCGCCCATCTCAAAAAGGCTATGCACGTTCTCGCGGTCGGCGGTCGTCTCGTTGCCCTGCTGCCCACGGGCGCACTGTACCAGATCGAGCACTACCTGGATCTGCTGGATGCAGAGCAGATCGATCTGGGCAGTGTGTTTGAGGGTACGCAGATCGAGACATCGATCGTAGTGATCGAGAAGGAGGGGTAGAGTGAGAATCAAGGTAGAGCACCTCTCAAAGCCCTGGGTCTCTGTGAACGTGAGCGAGAAGGACGAGAAGGTAGAGATCCATAATGCTCACTTTGTCAGAATAGAGATCGGCGGCATAGAGTACAGGATCAAAGAGTACAGAACCAGAGATGGCAGCGGGATCAGGCTCGGGATCTCTGCGACAGACGGCTCCCTACTGCTCGAGCCGGGCGCGAGCAATCTTGTGTACATCGAGACACGCTAGGAGATGCAAAGTGAAAAGGTTGTCGGTAGTTCTACTCATAGCTCTGCTTCTGCTCGCAGTACAGAGCAGTGCGGATGGACCCGTAGGACCGTGCAGCCCGTTACAGTACAGAGACGACGGGACGGTATACTACAAGCACGATGGTGCGCAGTACCCGACGTGCGGCATGCCCGAGGCGGCTGAGTGCTCGTTCATCGAGCACTGGTCTGGTGCTCAGTGGTGGATGTGCAGGTGGAACGAAAGCGACCCCATGCCGACGTTTGACTCTCCGCTGCCCCTCAAGTCGCCGCTGACCGTCGTCAAGGCGAGCGAGGCGGTTGAGGTGAGAGAGACGACGATCGCGCCGACGTCGGGCAAGGTCAACGGTGTGTGGGTGCCCGTGTACGGGTTGCCGTGCGATCAAGTGTACGAGAACGGCTCACCAAGCTGCATGTGCTTCTACAATGCGCCCCAGTGGTGCAGGTAGGGGGTGAGGGTTGGCATACTAGGTCATGCGGTTGACAGGGGTAGGGGTGTAGCAGTATAATGGTGGTACTATAGCAAGCAGGATCAAAGAGTCCCGGGAGCAAGTGTAGCACAGAGCCCTCCGGGGCTTTTTGTGTCTGTGGGGCTGAGCTGTGAGAGCGAGCTGTGAGCTCAGATGAGCTGGATAATGCTCTCTAGTACTCGCAGAGCTTGAGAGAGATCCTGTAGGTGCATGTGGTCGAGACGCTTGAGCAGCTCTCGAGCTTTGGGACTGTTCTGATCGAGCACTGCATTGAGAGCTTGCTCCATCCACCATCTCTGCTGGAGCTTGTAAGGCTGCATGAGATCGTCGTCCGTGACCTCCTCAACGATCAAGAGCTTTCTTGGCATGTGTCCTCGATCTCTCTGCGCACTCGCACACCTCGAGAGACGTCCTCTCCTGAGGAGAGAGTGAGCGCCCATTCTACTATGTTATAGGGCTTGCCCGCCATCTCGCCCATGAGCTGCGCCATACAGAGTAGAGAGAGCTGAACGTGTGCGAGAGCGTGGCGCATCTCTTGAATGTTGTAGCGAGCCGCATGAGGGATGATCGAGCTCTCCCAGTGATCGGGGCGATCGTTGAACTCGATCGTCTCTGCGCACAAGTGCAGAAAAACCCGCAGAGCCCCACCGCAGAAACCATCAGCGTGCATAATGTGTGTCTTATCCTGCCTAAAACGCAGGTCAATCCAAACGTTGTAGAATTGTTCAATCCTCTATGCGTAAACTCAAAGAAAACTCATGGAAACGTGCAGAATTGTATATTGTCAAATGTACGAAAATCGTATATAATACAGTCAGGATAAACAACCACTACACAGACAGGAGAAAACAATGAACACGAACAAAACGATCAAAATCCGGTACACGAGCTACAAAATGTTCCAGAACGGACAGACGGGCTGGGTATTCGTCGGGGGTCAGAGCAGCCGCACCAAAAACCACTCATTCCCGGTAGGCAAAATTGTGGACGGACAGATTGCCATCATCGAGAACACAGATGTCCTCCACGGAGTCACCAACGAGGAGCTGCTCATCGCATTTCGAGACAACTAACTCACCCAACGGCCCGCCGGGAGCCGCAATCCCGGCCAGGAGAACACAATGCCGAAACAGGTCAGTATGCAGCTCACCGAGGCCACAGAGAGACAAATCCACGCGCTCTCGTCACTCGGTTTCGGAAACCGCACCGACATTGTACGTCTGGCAGTAGACCGGATGTATCGAGAGGAGGGCACTGTAATAGATCGAGACTGGCGACTGGACACAGACGACCGCGTACAGCAGGTCAACTGGCTCCGCGAACTGGCGTACAACATTAGCCAGAATCTAGGCGAGGGCACCGCAGAGGAGCTGGTAGAATATGCTCTCTCCGACGAGGGCCGCGAATCCTGGGACATCGAGCTCCCGTCGTGGTTTGACGACCACGACCGAGGGAAACTGATCGAGTGGGTCGCTGAGAATCTAGAGTAACCCCCTCCTGTCTGTGTTGTTAAAGAGCACCCCACCTACGCCGGATGGGGTGTTTCTATGTCTCGCAAGCCTCCAGAAAGCTCTCTGAGCTGAAAAACCACTTCCCCGGCCTCTGGTATGCCCACACGCCCGGTCCGGCCACCCCATAGGGCACCCTATGCGTCGCCCTACCTGGCACCATAGGGCACCTCAAAACCAGCCCCCACCAGCCCACCGCAGAAACCGTCACTGCGCCAGCGTGCATAATGTGTCTTACCCGGGCTACGCAGCTAGTACCCGCTCGAGGTACTGAATCCGACGTTCGTATCTTTGATACAAATCCTCGAATTGAGCCGGGGGACAATGCTTGAATTGCCCGTTGAGCACTTCCAGTTCCTCGCTCAGTTCATAGTAGCGACGGATGGTCAGCGGTTCGTCTGTGTAATAGGACCGATACGCCTGCAAATAGCCAGCGTACTCTTCATCCTCTTCGTACACGTTTTCTAGATCAGCCTCTAGATCTCGGATCTGTATGCGCAGCTCGTCAGCCTTAGCTGTGATTCGTTCAATTCGCTCCAGTGTCTCAGCATCCATCATTCAGCCTCCATATGTTTCCACGCTGTACTGCCATGTGTGCATTCTGTAGATCGGAGAGTGCGATCGCATAAGATCGCATCCGTATGATCAAGCGCCTTTTGTCCTCCGCATTCAAGATCTCTAGTCTACACATGATTCTTCCCTCTCTGTACATGCGCATAGCCGAATCCCAGGCAGAGTCCGAAAGCACCTGCAATACAGATCAGCATGAACAAGAGCTGGAAGTATGTGCGCCAAGAGCGGCGCGCCTCGAGGCCCTCGAGAGCAATGTCCACCCGCCCCTCTGCGTAGAGCTTTCGTATGTAGGCGTCGGTCTGTGCGTTTGTGATGTTCACATCGGCGCGGCCCGACTCCACGATCTTTTGGACCTCTGCGTTGGCTTGAATCGCTGCGATCTGTGCGGCAGCGATCTCTTGATCTCGCTGTGCGTCCACGAGCGCCTGGATCAGCTCTGTGCTTGAGTCGGGCTGCTGTAGCAGCTCGCCCTTGCTGCCCATGACCAGACCCGCACCCGCAAGCAGACCAGAGCCCACGAGAGCGAGCAGAACCGCGATCGCTGTGCCTTTGAGTAGTAGCATTGTACTGTCTCCCCTTTTCATTCTGTGCGCCTTTTCTCCCCGAGAGCGGGGACTCTGAGCTCAAAAGATCATGATCATGATCATGATCATACCCCATAAGGGGGTTCTCTACTATGGGGTATGATCATGATCATGATCATGTTCCCCAGGCGTAAAATCGACCCCCGAGAGCTGCCAACATGCTGTTAGTGTAGCACTGACAACATCATCCCGATCGAGCCCTGCGGATGAGCTCGTGTATCCTGTCCTGTATTTGTCGCCACTCTCGCACGTGTTCCGGGCAAGTGGTCGATCCGTTCGATATGCGACAACCGCAGATCTTGCATGCGTTTCCGTCCGTGTAGTTGTACCCCGTCTCCTCCGGCTCGGGGGCATTCCAGAACTGTGTGGTGCCGTGCAGATCTCCCAGATCGAGATCTTGGTTGTAGTACTGCCACAGATCGGGCGTTCCTGCTGCGTAGTCGTCGGACACGTGTACCACTTTCTGTGTGAGCGTTTCTGGTACTCCCCCACCCCGCCTGGAGAGAAAAAAGTGTCCCACACGGGGCGGGGGATAGATACTACACTACCCGCCGTGCTATTCTGTAGTACCTCTTTGCAGCGAGATCAAAGATCCGGCCCCAGCGCCTCGAGGCAATGACATCGTGGCAGCCGAGTGCGATCAGGCCCTTGTTTGCTACCCGGATCATAAAGGCGCTGGTGTTTCTGAGCAGTATTAGATCGTTCATCTCGCACACCCCGCTGGGTAAGGCCACGTAGAGAACACGTGGACCGAAAAGTCTGTACCCTCTCGCTCTGCGTACCCGACTCGTAGAGAGTAGTCCATACACTCGAGCAGGTCGATGCCCCCAAAGACAAAGAGTGCCCCACGTGTGGGATCGAGCCCCCAGGATCGCTCCAAGAGCGCAAAGTCCACGACCTCGTAGGCCCACGGGTCGGGCTCTGCGATCGTCGCTGCGCCATAGAACCCCTGATCTACAACGTCTTTGATCTGTGATGGGAACCACCTGCTCGCTTGTCTGTTCAGGATGACATGGACGATCCACGTCCCGGTCTGCAAGCGCAGATCGCCCATGACACCTACCTCCCCTTGTACTGCTTTCGCCATGTAGTAGCGATCGTCAAGCTGTACCTGTTGAGCTGCTCGAGAGCTGCCCAGTGTGAGCACGATCGCAAGAGCGATGGCTTTACTCATTCTCACCCTCCGGTATCTTGAACCCGATCTCTCCCCGCAACATAGAGCGGAACCACTCTTTGCCGCTCTCTCTCAAGTGCACGTGAGCATTCTCTGCATAGGACGTCTTGTAGGCCATCTGGTTTGAGCACATCGAGTCTGCTATCCTCTGCCACTCGGGACGATAGATGTGGAACACATGCTCTGCCACGTTGCCCGAGAACTTGACGGGAAACAGCCGCCTCGTCAGTGCTTGCGCATAGCGCAGCCAGAGATCGGGCGTTGTCGTCTCGATCTCTGCAAGCCTGCTGCCCCCGTTTGGCAGCACAACGGTGCCCTTGAACCTGTGTACGACCTCTTGCTGCTCCATCGGCCCATCGAGCGTTGGAAAGTCTCTTGCCCCCGTGACACCCGCAAGGTGCGGGTCCACCTGGCTGTAAGGCAGAGGCCACGCCGGGTTGCGTATCGCCACAGCGTAGTACTCTCTAGAGACCTTTCGGAACGAGTGCGCCCAGATGGCGAGCAGAACGCAGATCAGAACCTCGTATGTCCACTGTACGAGCCACCACACAAAGGCCCAGCCCCGCCACAGAGAGAGCAGCAAGGCGACGATGCCCAGCACACAGATGTAGGCGATCGTTCGGCCGGATGCGTAGCGTATGGTGAGACGCCACACCGTCTTGACCTGGTCAAACTTGTCTTGTTGGAGCGAGACGTCGCCCGTTGTGGGTCCATATACTGCTGGTGGTCTAGTCTGCTGTGCTCTCATCTCTAGTCCCTCAGTGGCAGCTCTCGCTGCTCGAATCTCGTTTGATCTCTTGCCTCGCTGTACAGCAAGATCGTAACCTCGATCTGTCCGTTTGGTTTCCTGCGAGTCGTGAGATACCTGGACATGTACGCTCTTGCCTCAAGTTTACCACCGCGCAGCTCTGCGAGCAAGCTCTCGATCTGCTTGATGGTCAAGCTCTGCATCTCGCTCACTTGATCAGCCCCTTGAGCCCCTGGGCGATGTCGTCTGGGAGATCGATCTCTATAGCCATGGGACGCTCTACCTCTTGAGCAGCGATCTGTATTCCTTGCTCTTTGATCTCTTTGATCTCTCTGAGGATGCGCTCGAGCATTCTGAGCTGGCGCTGCTCCGCGTTGAGCAGGTAGCGGATTGCGCGCCGGATCGAGTTCGATACGCTGCCCTCCTGGGACTCGAGCCACTCGAGAATGTCGGAGTCTGTGTCTGTGTTGAGGTAGAGAGTCTTGGTCGTGTTCATTCTCTCTCCATAGCGATCTGTAGGATCTTTTGCTCTCTGTGTGTCTGGTAATTGTCCTTTTCGCAGAACGATCGCACATGTTCTAGAGAGAGAGCAAAGATCTCCCGAGAGGGTACTCCGTCAACCCTTTGATCTCCATACTTGACATGCAGCTCTGTCTCTGCTTGAACCATATCCCCGGTAGACAAGAGGTGAACCAGATCCATCTTGCCGGGTGTGCCTATTGCTGGGATTATTCCCTCTTTTCGCATGGTTTTCAGGCGGGCATAGGGAACATCACTTCTCCCGATCTTGTACAGACCCCCTCCGAGATCTAGCAGATAGACAAAACCATTCCTCAGTTCGGAGCTCGCCTTTCTCACCCACTCGAGATCTAGTTCCCTCTGCTGGTAGGTCTTGAGCAGATCTGTGAGGTATGAGACTCTGTGCAGAGCACTCTCATACTCCTCTAGATCTGAGGCTGAGAGCGTCCGTATAAAGTTCATGACCTTGATGTGGTCTTTCTCGAACATATAAAGCCACTGCAAGACGAGCTCCAGCACCTAGACCTCTCCTTGACTCTGCAAGTAGAACCCATAGCGCAAGTACCCGTCCACGTTTGCGAACACAGGATCGGGAGCGATGTACACCTGCTCGTGCTGCGCAAAGTGTAGCGAGACGTGCTCACCGATCAGGTGTGCGCCGCCTCCTGTTATCACGATCTTGTCCAGAGCTGCGCCGCCGTTCCAGTACTGTGAGGCGGTGGCGATGATCTCTGCCGCCATCGGTGTGCAGACCTCTGCGATCGCCTTCTCGATGCTGTACTCTCGACCGAGGTAGGTAACTCGCTTGGCAATGATGTCGTTGACCAGATCATGATCTCTGCGCTCGAGCTGTGGAAAGAGCTCAGAGACTCGAGCGGAGATCGCCCTCACGATGTCCCAGCAGCCCGTAGGCACAGAGGTCGTGCCGTGCGGGACTTCTCGCCCCCTCGAGGTCGTGAGGATGTTGGTTGTGTGAGAGCCGACGTCAAGAATTCCCACGGTCCCCGAGAGCCACGATGTATCTTTGGGCGATCCGCTCTTGTCAAACGCCATCGAGCAGAGCGTCCCGAACGGCTGGGGAATGATGTGCGCCTGTACGTCGTATGAGCTCGAGCGCACTCCGTCCGCGTACTCTCTAGTGACCCTGTGCGCACCGGACAAGATCTCTTTCAGCTCGTCCTTGTCGTCAAAGTACGCGAGGGGCAGACCCGAGATCAGGGTGATCTCTGCCGGTTCCCTGCTGATCTCTGTGAGGGCGGCGTAGTAGAGAGCAGTGTACTGCTCAGAACGTATCCAGCGCCGATCCTCCTCACGTCTCACAAACCGGGACTGCTCCACGGCTGCACTCCCGATCAGCGTGCGACCGATGTGGTTCGAGATAATGATCTCGTCCGCTGCGCTCAGTCCAAAACGATGCAAGTCCGGCGATCCCGTCACACTTGGGAACGTCCTGCGCTCGCCCCCGCATGCGATCTTTACTGCTCCGTATCCGATGTCAAGTGCTGCGAGCATGGTCCCTCCCCTTGCTCTTGCCCCGTCTCGGGGTCGATGCCCAAGAGCTCTCTAGTCTCCTGGGTGGCGGGTAGAATGTAGCCTACGATCTTTTTTGTGCGGTGATAGATCAAGGCCAGCGGCTCGGTGATACCTAGAATCCGTGTTACCGTGATCTCTCCGACATGTACTTGATCCATCTTTGAGCTCCTATCTGTATATGAGTGAGCTCATTGTACCACATCACTGATCCTCTTGTCAAGGGAATTGTCCGAATTGTCTCAATTTGGGTCTTGACAAAGGATCTCAGATATGATATAATGGCTCTTGACAGTGAGCAAACAGAAACGACACACAGAGGAGGCTACAATGCAGAGTATCATGAGTGTAGAGAGCGAGATCAAGGCACTGGTCAGCAACCGACAGTGGGCACAGCAGAACGTTGATCGTTTTGCTGCTCGAGGCGAGCGAGCAGAGGCGTGGATCGCATCTGTTGAGGAATCGGACGCACAGCTCGCACAGAAACGTCACGAGCTCTTGCGCGAGGCAGAACACCAAGCAAAATGGGCAGCTCGCGAGCCCCGAGAGTACGAGGCAGAGAAACGACTCGAGAACGCCGACACGCTGATCGAGCTCATCGATCTGATCGATGCGACTCTGAGGGGCGAGGTCGTTGAGGTCAAGCACAAGAGCTATGGGTACAAGGCAGAGCTCATCTCGTGGATGCTGCAAAAGCGCATCGCCAAGAGTCCCCGCCACGCAACCGCGATCTTGAACTTGAGCAAGGGCGTTGAGCTGGGCTGGAACGAGCGCAAGCTCGCAGAGTGGTCACTGCTCTACAGATGGTACAGGGATCACGGTCGCAGCAAGAGCGAGGCAGTACAGGCAGCGCACAACAAGGTTGCCTAGTTGAATAGAGAGCAGAGAGAGCACTGTGCTCTCTCTGCTCATCACACTGAGAAAGAGAGGGAGAACTAGACATGGCAAACGTGAGTAGAGCTCGAGTGTACATGGAGGGCGGGCACATCTTGAACCCTGACGACATGGTAGCGGTCAAGTGCGTTACCGTCATCGGCTGGAACGGGGACTTTGCAGTGTATTCTGGTCCTAGCGATTGGTCAGATGAGCGGGTTGCCGCGGAAGGGGACAAGATGCTCGAGGATGCGGGGCGAGCGGTTGCACCGTACTGTGGGCATCTGAGGTACAGGAGATGAGCGAGAGAACACGAAAGATCATCCTATTGAGCTGCATTGTCCTATTGACCTTTTTGTCCATTTCCTGTACACTTGACATTGATCGTAGTGGTTGGGGCTGGGACGGTAGCAAGGGCAACCCGCCGAACGTTGAGCGGTATGAGAGCGCACCGACCCCGACCCCGAGTCCAGTACCGATGTGGTAGACTATAACTGTCCCTGGAATGGGCGCTCGAGAGAGCAAGACGACCTCTGGCTAACCGTCCTCAAACGGCAACGCCCGATCTCCTCTGAGCTCACTGTCACTCGAGCTCCCTTTCCAGGGACAGTTCTTTTGGAGAGAGCAATGAGCACACTGGGCGAGCGCATAGCGGACATGAGAAAGAGACTAGAGAGCGATCAAGGGTATAGAGAGCCCGATCTGCTTGCGTATATGATGAGAGACTGGCCCGAGGTGCAAGCAGATGAGAACTTGAGCGATCTCATGTGGGCGCTTGCAGATACACGGCATGGGATGTGTCATAGAAACGATCTGATCTGGGTTCTCGAGAGACTAGAAAGGCAAGCTCAATGACCTACGGTATACCGTTCTTGGTTCTACTGCTCATCTTGATCCTTGCGCTTGACGTGCTCATACGCATGACGATCAAGATCGCGCCGAGACTTGTCCCCGAGTGGCTGCGCTCGCGGTACGGTTGTTTCTGTCATCACTGCGAGCCCTACGGGTGGGTGATCTTTGGTTCATGCCCATTCCATGATCGCGATTAAAAAAAGAGGAGCAGATCAATGTGGAAGCAGATTCCAGAGTTCAGCAAGTATGAAGCCTCACAGAATGGCATGATTAGAAACAGGAAAACAAAGAGGGTCCTAAAACCGCAGGTCGATCCAAAAGGGTATCATAGACTCATTCTCTACGATAGCACACTCAAAAAGTGTCCTTGTAAAGTTCATGTACTAGTTCTGAGCACGTTTGTGCGTGCAAGGGGTGACGGTCAGGTGTGCCGTCATCTTGATGGCGATCCATCCAATAACTCTCTCGAGAACCTAGCATGGGGATCTCCTCAAGAGAACGCGCAAGACAGAAAAGAGCACCATAGAAAGTGGTTTTCACAGCCTATGTATCTAGAGACTGATCAAGTACAAGAGATCTGGGATCTCAGGGAGTCCGGTCTCTCTGCCCGAGAGGTTGGGCGTAGATACAGTTCTGGGCACCGTCTCATTCTCGCTATATGGAGAAACGAGAGGTGGAGAGAGTTTCATGACTAGGAGGAACGATGAGGGTCTGGGTTGCTCTGTTCATCGGAGTAGTGGTCGGGATGTTTCTCGGAACGAACCTCGGGGTGGTTATCGTTTGTCTCATGCAATCCTCTGCACACCGGGAGGAGTCTGCGCAGCGTGGAACGAGTGGACCCAATTCAAGCTCAAACGGAAAGGGATCAGGCTGCACAGAGTACGCATAATCGGACCAGACAAGTAACCCCGAGATCTCGGGGTAGAAAGAGAGGGAAATATATGAGTAAAACAACGTGGACAACAGAGATCACGAGTTGTGAGATCGTGTATAGAACCGTTGAGAGACTTAGGGATGAGAACGGCAAGATCTTGGTCGAGAGTTTTCGGTTGGCAAAGAACCATACGATCAACGTTCTGGCGATGCCAGAGGCCGCCTCTATTCGCGGTGGGATTCTAGGTCTGGTCAATGCACACCAGAAAGCACTGGAGGAACAGTGATCAGAGATCAGATGTCTAGAGAGCAGCGGCTCGAGATGTTTGCGCAAGAGCTCAGAGCTCTCTCCAACAAGTACGGGTTTTCCGTCACCGCATGGGATGCGATCGATGACGGCGCAGTGCTCGAGGAGCTCGAGGATGGGCAAGAGGTGATAGAGTACTACTGGTATGGAATCGATCTCAATGATGATTGCTTTGTACTGGGCGTCAGGACCAGAGACAAGCAGATCAGGCCTGTGTGCTCACATGATCGCTGCGAGCTGTACGGTTCAGGTGAGGGCGATCAGGTCTGCAAGTACTGCCAGTATAGGAGCGAGCAATGAGCGCGGATAACTGGACGATCTGTCCACAGTGCGGCAAGAACAGTGAGCAGCTCAAAGCAGAACGAGAGCAGGCGGCTCGAGATGCATACGGCAAGGTGAGCGCAGAGGAGTATATGCGCCTTGTCAAGAAAGCACAAGAGAAGGTACACTCAGAGCCCACGCTCAGAGAGGACTATGAGATCAGGACGTTTCAGGATGGTGTGTTTCACGTCAAGTATAGCTGCCGCTGCACTGCTTGCGGCTGGGAGTTCTCACATACTCACGAGGAGCAAGCGTACAGCTCACACTAACTACTAGATCTAGTTCTAGAGAGCACTGGGATCGTGCTCTCTAGTTCTTGACAGACCAACGGGGACCATGATACGATGGAGTCCCCATGACAGTGAGCATACTGAGAGAGAGGGATCTTGGCGGTCTATATTCTGCACTTTTCAGAGCCGATCGGTGTATCGAGACACAAGGGCAACGGCTACACAGCCCACGCCCGGCACTATGTTGGCTATACAGAAAACATCGAGAGGCGACTCAAGCAGCACAGATCGGGAAGCGGCGGTCACTTGTGCAGAGTCGCAAAGCAGCAAGGCATCAAGATCAAGCTCGCGTTTGTCTGGGAGGACGCGGGCCGGGACTTTGAGCAGTACCTCAAGACGACATACAAGAACACACCACAGCTCTGCCCCATGTGTAACAGTCATGGGGCGGCTCGCGTTTGGGATCAGTTTGTGCAAAAGAGAGAGAGGGAACATGCCTCAAGCACAGGACGACAAGCGAGTACTGAACTTTGTACCTGTTGAGGAGGAGACGCACTCGATCCTGGTTGAGCTCGCGAACCAGCAAGGGATCAAGGTCAATGAGTTCTTGGGTCTGCTTGCAGACGAATGGTCTCTAGTATGGGAACCCCCACAGAAAAAGAGGTCGGCACGCGCCCTGTTCTGGAACTGGGTAGAGATGCGGCGCAAAAAGAGACTGAGGGACATGATCTACCAGATGGTGAGCTTGTACCAGCAGCTCGATGAATCTGAGGAGCTTGCAGACTTGATAGAACAGCAGTGCGAGATCGCCGGGATCAGCCCGTCTGACCTACAGGCAATGCACCAGGACGTGGCGCGCGACCCGCTCTCTAGTATCATCGCTCAGAGCAGAGAGGGCACAAAGTTCTCGCAGTGCATGGGCTGGCTGGCGAGCACGTTCCGACAGATCGGACCAGAGATCGCTGTGAGAGACCTACAGCAACTCGCAATGGTGGAGGGGTTCGCCTGGGCGATGGTCAACAAAGCAAAGGCGTACATCCGAGACGATCGGGAGAGCACGGTAGAGATCTTGTCCGAGAAAAGAGGCGCGCACTGGGCATGGGTGATGATAGACAAGGCGACACAGGAGCCGATCAAGAGAGAGGAGCACGTCCATGTCTAGCCCGCAGGACTATGGGTTGCCGAGCAATCATGATGAGTTCAGAGATGGGCAAGAGGAGTCTCTGCTCTGGGCAATGCGTGTAGAGGGCGTCGGTGTGCTCGAGGCACCGACAGGCAGTGGCAAGACCGCGATCGCCGCGGGCTCTGCGAGTGAGAAAAGCGTGCTTGCAGTGTGCAGGACCAAAGTGCTGCAAGTCAAGAACTATTCCGAGGAGTACGGGTTCGATCCGCTCTTTGGCAAGGATAACTATGAGTGCATACACGAGGACGCAGAGTACGGCGCGACCGCGGGGGAGTGCCTGTACTCAGATCGCATGTCAAGATGCGAGGTCTACAGTGATTGCCCGTACATCGTACAGAGAGACATCGTGAGAGCAAGCAGAAAGGCGAGCCTCAATTATGCGTATTATCTGCGATCAAAGTTCTTCCGAGAGTGCCCGCATGATGTGATGTTCCTCGATGAGGGCCACCAGCTCTCGGATCTCGTGCTCGAGTGGTCGGGCTGTACAATAGACGCAAGCACACAACAGAGATGGTGGCTACCCGAGTTTCCACGCATTGCAGCGAGCAGATCGGACGATCTGCCGAGAATGATCTCCGCGTTCGGGAACCTCACGGTAATGGACGTTGTAGAGCAAGACGACCCGATCGATCTCGTGAGAGAGTGGCTCGAGAGAGCGATCAGGGTCATGGGCAAGCACGTTGCCGCTCTACAGAGTGCGGACTCTAGAGAGCAAGCTCGAAAAGCGTCTCACTTGCAGCACAAACTAGAGACGACCCGCACAGCGATCGATCTGTGTGAGGATGCGTGGTACATTGAGTCTGGCCCTCGAGCTCTACAGAGACTCAACAGGAGATCGGGAGTGTACGAGCCGACGCCGGGCTTGGTGATCCGACCGCTCACAGCAAGACATCACTTTCCCAGGTTGTTCACGAGCTCAAAGAGTACAGTGATCATGTCCGCAACGATCGGGGACTTTGAGACGTTTGGAGAGGAACTCGGGCTGAGTACGTTTGACCACCGCAGGATGCAGAACCCGTACCCGCCAGAGGCGCGTCCCGTTTTTGTGCTCGATGCGCCGAGGATGGGACACAAGTCAGGCAGTGCAGAGTATGAAAAGCAAGCGGAGGTGATCGCTGCGGCGATCGAGTCTGCGCCCTCGAGTTGGTGCGGTATGATCCACGTCACAAGAAAGAGTGAGGCCCCGTTGCTTGCCGGACGCTTGATCGAGCTCGGTCTCAAGGGTAGAGTGTGGATCCCGCCGACCAGTGCGCAGCACTGCGATCTGGACTGCAAGCTCTGCCTGTATGGCCCAAACTGTACAAGGGGATATTTGGGAACAGATGAGCAAGCAGAGCTCTGGCTGCTGCGGCGCAAGATGTCACCGGGCGCGATCATGATCTGCTGGCAGTTCGCAGAGGGGATGGACGGATCGGGAATGATCAACGGTGTCTATTACCCGGAGCTTGACGAAAAGATCTGTATATCTGCAAAAGTGCCGTTCCCATATCTCGGGGATCCGTACGAGAGAGCACGCCAAAGGTATAGTGGGAAATTCTATCTGCAACGTGCGGCCTGGACACTTGAACAGTCACTCGGTAGAACACGTAGAGGAAGGGACTTTGACTATGATACACCAACAGAAAGGCGGGGACTTGTCGCTATTGCTGATGGGAATTATACACGGGTCAGAAAGTACTTGTCCCAAGCACTGCAAGAAAGTCTTGTCAAGTTTTAGCAGTGCAGGGCGAGAGCTTGGGCGGTTCCTCGAGAACGTTGACCGATCGGGGGACTGCTGGCTGTGGACAGGATACACAGAGCATGACGGATACGGCAGGATCACTGTTGACTATGTTCGTTGGAGAGCGCATAGACTTGCCTGGGCTCTGTTCAAGGGAAGTATTCCAACCGGGATGTGTATCTGCCACCACTGCGATAACCCGTCCTGTGTGAACCCAGATCACTTGTTTCTGGGAACCATACAAGACAACAACAGAGACAAGACAGAGAAGGGCAGATCTCGGGGGTTGCCAGCAGGAGAGAGACACCCACAATCCAAGATGACCTGGGATCTCGTGCGAGAGATGAGAGCGCAGCACAAGAGCGGGATCGCTCCGAGTAAGCTCTCAGAGATCTATCCTGTTTGCTTGTCTACAGTGTGCCGTATTCTGAAAAACAAGATCTGGACGGAATGAGATGCCATTACCAAGTTCTGAGCAGATCGCAGAGATGAGCGACGATCAAGTAGTAGAGCTCACCCTCAAGGTGCTGCGAGACATCACCAGGGGGCTGAGACATGGGGGATATGGGCAGGTGTACGCTCTCTCGCTCGTTGCGCTCGAGCGATGGGCAGAGATCAAAAAGAGAGTGGAGGGGGAACATGGCTGAGTACAACATACGGCTCACATGGGTTTGCCGCAAGTGCGCAGCGATCTGGGATACAGAGACGACGCACAAGCAGTGGATGGGCGACAACGAGGTAGAGGCGATATGCCCAGACTGTGGCGCAGAGCACGAGCGGAACACAGCAGAGGTAGAGATCGCCGGGTTCGTCAAAAAGGAGAACATCACGCAGAGCTCTGGCTCTGTGATCTGGCTCTCACCCCAGGCTGTGTGGGGTCCAGCAGAGCAGCTCATGAGCGGGATCGATCTCGACCCGTGCTCAGAGACGACGCCAGAGGGTAGGAGCTACAACATTCCTGCTCTCGTTCACTGGACTGTAGAGGACGACTCGCTCACTAGAGAGTGGCACATCGAGCTGCCGGGGAACATGGGCGCGATCCCGTCTCGGGTGTTCATGAACCCGCCGTATAACAAGAGCAACGTCCAGGCAAAGTTTGTGGACAAGCTGCTCGCAGAGTACGAGGCCAAGCGAGTCAGGCAAGCTGTGATCTTGATCGCATCGCGGACAGACACGGCGTGGTATAGAGAGCTCAGAGAGTTCCCCCGGTGTAACGTCTGGGGTCGTCTCAAGTTTCTAAAACCTACAACAGATGGCAGCACAGAGATCGGCCCGGCGACGTTCCCGAGTGCGATCTTTGGGCTGGGAATCGACGTGGGAGACTTTGACAGAGCATACAACGAGATCGGGGATGTGTATGTGTGTGTCAAGGACTATAGACTGAGAGGGCAGCTCCCGTTTTGATCATGATCCTGATCATGATCTCCTTGACGTACCCGTGGCAAGTGTGATAGAATAAGTGCGAGATTATGAGAGTATATGAGATGGAGGGTCAAGCGCATCGGTCAAGGGTCGCTACCTTGTCGCAGCTCGAGCGTGGTCGAGCCCGGTATCAAAGCCTACCAACAAACTTTCTGAGAGGGACAAACAATGACACAGCAAGCAGATCTTACAGCATATCAACGCAAGATGGAAGCTCTCGGCGTCAAGGTGAGCGGCGAGCAAGCAGAGGTCCCGGCTGGGGGAGACTTCCAGCCGTCTGGATTCATTGCGCCAGTGATGGCGGCAATGTTCTGGACGTTGAGCTCTGAGGACAACTATAAAAAGTACAACGAGAGCGTTGGCGATGACGATCAGGTACCGACCCCTCAGTATTTGCAGCCTATGGGGCAATGGGGATACCGCTACTACTACAAGAGCAAAGCGGATGCCCTCAAGGCAACCGAGCTGATCGGCAGCGAGAACGAGCAAGGCAAAAAGATCGCGCCAGAGATGAGATGGCATCTCGAGATCAAGCGGGACAGGATCTTGAACTGGTCGTCGGACGAGAACCGTCTCAAGTGGCCCGAGATAATGAGCAACGATGTCCGGGTCAAAACGATGGCGAGCAGAAAGTACAGGCACGAGTACCAGCTCATTACCCTCCCGATCGCCGTACAGGCGGCAGCTCTGTACCTGGGGATGATCGATCGCCCTGTGTTCTCATATGATGAGCTGCTCGACCAGAATACGGTCTATGACGATCGGTTCTTTGAGCTCATGTACGGTCACCCCGACGCAAAGAAAGCAGAGCGGGATGAGTTTGATGAGTTTGTCAAAGAGCTCATGGACCGTGAGGGGTTGGAGCAGAGAGCTGCGATCGTCTCTGTGCGAGAGAAAGGACTCGCCAAGGTACCATATGTGTACTCGATCGCCTACGAGCGGCGCACAGCTCTGTGGGCTGCACTGGGCGAGAACGATCCAGAAAAGAGCTTGCCCATCGCCCGCGGAGAGAACGGTCAGGTGCTGCCCGAGAGCGAGCAGCCCAAGGGCGCGACCACAAGCCCCTTGCTGGACTTTTGCATCAAGTTCGCAACGAGTGCGTGGGAAACCCCCGTGTGGTGCCGCGCCATGTACTTGAACAACCCAAAGGTGGATGAGGTCTTTGAGACGGACTCTGGCGATCGTCGGCGTAACATCGTGGCGCTCGCCGAGATCTTTGCCGATGAGAGCGCAGCTCGAGCAGCGATCGAGAGCGAGAGCAGCGAGGACGCAGTGAGCGCAGCGCCAAAGATCGCGGTGCCCACAGTGCCCGTGGCGTGGAAGGCGGCAGGATTTACCCCCGAGACGTTTGCCGCTCAAGTCTCACAGCATAACGGCAAGCCAGCGGCAGACGCTGCGGCAGAGCTGCAATGTACCGTGGACGATGTGGAGGCTTTCAGGAGCTGGATCGCATCTCGGAGCAAGTAGAGCAAGCGCACTGAGTAGAGGAGGAGAGAGCACAGTGCTCTCTCCTCTTTTCTCTGAGAGAGGGTTATCATGATCGGTATAGACCCAACAGAGAGCAGAGAGGGCTCGAGGCTGCCAGAGGCTGTGCAGAGCTGTGCAGTAGAGATCGCCGGGTTCGAGGAGCGCACAGGAGCGGACATGCTGCTCACTAGTGAGCGCATCCTACTGCAAGACATGCGGCAGGACAACGCCCTTGTCCGTGCGACTCTGCGCAAGTACCTTGAGAGCGGGTTGCTCATACAGCGAAAGAGCGGCGGGGACTTTGTAAACTCGATCCCAGATCTGGCAGACATCCACAGGCGCATGAGAGAATGGGCAAGTCCAGAGAGATGCGTGCTCCTGATCACTGATCTCGAGTTCGATCGCAATGGGTACGCCATAGCGGGCGGCAGATCAACAGGGTGGACGCTCGAGAGCATACGGGGCAAGCTCAGGTGGTGGTGTGTGCGCGGCGGGTGGTATGACATACTGACGGACGACGATCAGATCGGGGGCTGGCTCACAGCTATGAGCGAGATCTTGAGCAAGTGCGCAGAGAACCCAAGTGTAACCACTGCGCCAGAGCACCCCTTGCAGAAACTGAGCAGCGAACCGGATAACTGGGTGACCACGGGGAGTCTGTTTCCTAGAGGAGTAGGACGCAAAAAGAGAGAGGCGCTCGCAAGGCAGATCGATCCAGAGTGCGATGCGATCGAGAGCCCGCCCTCACTCGGTCAAGTGCTGCTCTACACGACCTCGGGGCGACTCAAGCAAGCGCAAGGCTGGGGGCGCACACTGCTGGACAGAATGAGAGAGTACTGCGGGATCAGGGGTAGACAAGTGATCAGAGATGTGCTAGGATTCTCCGAGATCTCGATCGCGTTTCCCAAAGATCTACCCATACAGGTGAGCGGGGAGGGGATCAAGCTCACCGTGCTACCGGATGGGCGAGCTCAGTACACATTCTCAGAGTATAGCGCACTCGAGAGCGTGGCGCTGGTCTTGTCCGCTATGAACAAGTCCCCCGGCGAGCCGGGGAAAGAGAGGGACACATGAAAAGCAAGAGAAGGCTGTACATTGCAACCGGGCCGTTCGGCATCGGCAAGACGACATGGGCACTCACTGCTACGCCACCCAGCGAGGTCAAGCGGGTGTACTGGCAAGATCCAGAAGGGTCTATGAACAACCTGATCGATCAGCTCGAGCAGAACGGTCTCGAGATCGGGCGGTACGTGGACTGTAGAATGAGGTTTGGAGATAGGCTGCCCAAGGGCACAGACTTGCTCGAGAGCATCGAGCGGGGCGATCTCCCGTGGCATGATGCTCGCAAGGGCGCAGCTCTGATCGAGTTCTATGAGTTCATTATGCAAGACATCACAGAGAACTTGACCCCGGGCAAGTATAGCACGTATGTGATGGATCCCGGCGAGAAACTCGAGGCGGGTATGGCTGCGTGGTGTGCAGCGAACCCAAGCAAGATCGGGGTCTCTGAGAAAGCGGGTTTTGGCAAGTTCTGGTCCCAGGGTGTGTACCCGCTCTATGAAAACCTGTTTGCAGCGATCTGGGATCGCGGCGTGGACACGATCATCCTGACGTTCCATCTCAAGACGCCGTGGGAGAACGGTCACCCGGTCGTGAACAAGGTCGTGATGAGTGGAAAAAAGATCCTCAAGCCCCTTGCGCAGCTCATGATCTGGCTGGTCAACGAGCCAAGCAACTCGAATGGCGCGCCAGCGGGGTTAGTGCTCAAAGAGCGCATGGGGACGCTCACGATCGATGGCGATCTCTGGGAGCCGAGACGGATGCTCCCGAGACGTCTGCCTGTGTGTACGTGGACAGAGATCAACAGGTACTTGAGAGAGGGCTGCGATCTTGCGAACCCCGCGCCGGGCGAGCTGCCCTCGGAATCAGAGCTCGAGATGATCTCTCCGCTGCTCAGTGACAAGCAGATGGAGCTCATGCTGCTCGATGCCAAAAAGGAGCTTGCAGAGACAACGAGCATCATGGGCGGCAGCGAGATGCCAAGCACAGAGCAGAGCGGGCCAGTGGCAGACCCCGAGATCGTCAAGACGATCGTAAGTATGAGAACAGATCGGGATGATGAGGAGATCAGAGCGGAGCTCATCAAGACGTACCCGCTTCCCGCTGTGGTCGCCGCGTTCATGAGCCTGGGAGGGTAAGATGAGCAGACCGCCGATCAAGCTCAGTGAGCAAGAGGTACAGGTGCTGAGAGAGTGCTGGGAGAGTACGGGATACGTCGACCAGTGCCGCAAGATGTACGCAGAGCGCATGGGGTTGAGCAAACCGCCAGCGTGGGCCACAGTGAGAAAGTGGATAAAAGAGCACGAGATCGCTGGTTGAGCTCGAGCCAGAAAAAAGAGCACAAGAGATCGTGCTCTTTTTTTGTATAGTTTGGGCCTTGACAATGGTTCTGTCTTGTGATATAATGGCTCTTGACAGTGAGCATACGAACATAAAGGAGATCACAAGATGACAGTACAGACGTTCAGCAAGCAAGAGTTCGAGCAAGTACTAGTGAGAGCAGCTCGAGAGCATCTCTCTGAGCGAGAGGGCTCTCGCATCTCGTACCAGGGCCTACAGTTCAATGAGCACACATACGCAGTGCTGATCGGGGAGTCAGGAAAAGCCATCTGGGTGCGCTCGAGTGTCAAGGCGAGCGGGGTGAGCGCAGAGGCCGGCAAGGACTCGATCCGACTCTGGATCTCGTACCTCAACGATCGCAGAGAATGGGTCCCGATGGGCAAAGAGTCGTACACACAGCGAACAGAAGGATGGGACGATCGCTTTGTTGAAAAGTTCGGGGCGCTCGTTGCGACCGCTGGGTTGACCCCCGCACCAAAGATCGAGAGCGGAGAGAGCACAGAGCTCGAGAGCGAGTCACCGAGCTGCCCAAAGTGCGGGGCTGAGATGGTTCTGCGCACAGCTCGCAAGGGTCAGAACGCGGGCTCCCAGTTCTGGGGCTGCTCCGACTTTCCAAAGTGCAGAGGAACCCGCAACGTTGAGCAAGCAGAGAGCACAGAGAGAGCAGAGAAAAAAGAGATCAAGTGGAGCGAGTACCAGAGAGCGATCTTTACAGAGATCGAGCACGGTACAGGAAACCTGGTCATCGAGGCGGTAGCGGGCAGCGGCAAGACGACAACGATCGTCCACGGGCTCGAGTACACCCCAAAGGATGCCAAGGTCGCTTTCGTTGCGTTCAATACGCACATCGCAAAAGAGCTGAGCCGCAGGGCGCCAGAGCACGTCTCGGTCAGCACGCTGCACAGCCTCGGGCTCTCGAATATCAGAGCAGCTCTGGGCAGAGTCAAGGTCGAGCCCAACAAGGTGCAAGACCTGATCGCGAACCTCGCAGAGAAACTCCCCACCGATGGGTACGAGATCGTTATGCTCAACAAGACAAGCATCCAGAAACTGGTAAGCCTGATCAAGGCGACCATGAGCGGGTCAGATGATAGCACGCTCTGGCAGCTCTGCTCAAGCTATAACATCGAGATCAACGACTCTCAGGATACAATCTTTGACATCGCTCGCAAGGTGCTTGCACTCAGTAGAGCAGAGACAAAGATCGTAGACTTTGACGACATGATAGACTTTTGCGCGACCGGGAGAGTTCCTTGCGAGCAGTTTGACATCTTGTTCGGGGATGAGGTACAGGACTGGAACGCAGCCCAGATCAAGATGGCGCTGCGCAGTGTGAAAGAGTCGGGAAGGATCATCGGGGTCGGGGATCGCTGGCAAAGCATATACGGGTTCAGGGGCGCGGATATCAACGCTATCCCAGGGCTGATCAAGGCAACAGGCGCAAAAGTACTGCCACTGAGCATCACCTACCGCTGCCCGAGCTCACACGTCAAGCTCGCACAAGAGCTGGTCCCGCACATCGAGGCGAGAGAGGGCGCAGCGGAAGGCACGGTTGAGACGGTCGGAGAGTTCAAGTTCCAGAGAGACGTCAAGCAAGGGGACATGGTGCTCTGCCGCTGCAATGCTCCACTAGTTAAGCCAGCGTTCGACCTGATCCGACAAGGCAAGAAAGCAGTTATACTCGGGCGAGACATCGGCAAGGGGCTCCTGCAGATGGTTTACAGGGTGCAGAAAAAGTACAGAGTCCACACTCTAGAGGATACGCTCGAGCAGATGGTTGTCTACACGAGGCACGAGGTTGCCAAGCTCATCAAGAGAGGCGCAGAGCTGCGAGCGCAGAACCTAGAGGACAATGCGGAGACGATCTACGCTCTGAGCGATGGCTGCGAGACGGTACGAGAGCTCGAGCGCAAGATCCAGAGCGTATTCTCAGATGAGCAGGAGGGTGTCACGTTCTCGAGTGTGCATAAAGCGAAAGGCGCAGAGAGCGAGCGAGTTTGGATTCTCGAGCCCGGGCTGATGCCGCACCCGAAAGCGACCCGCCCCGAGGATGTGCAGCAAGAGCGGAACATCCTCTATGTAGCACTAACACGGAGCAAGAGTGAGCTGTACTTTGTAAAGAGAGGCTAGTGTACTAGCATCGAGACTAGAGAGCTCTGCACTGGGCAGAGCTCTCTCACACACACTGAAAGAGAGGGATCATGAACGACGTGGAGATCTCAGTGAAAACGAGCTCAACAGATGCGGAGATCAGAGTACAGTACAGAGGCGGCGCGGATATCATCATCCGAAAGAGTCTGGCGGTGGTGAGCGGATCGCGCAAGGTGCTGGATGCTGTGATCGATGTCAACATAGCAAGCCTTCCCATGAGCGTGTCCGCAGCTCGAGAACGGGCGGCAGAGCTCGAGACGTGCGCACTGATCGGCTCTGTACTCAACGCAGAGATCTCGGAACCGGGAGACTTTGCGAAAGCCGACGCCAGATCGTTGCAGATGGTCAGTGATGCGTTATGGAGGGCAATGTGAGCGAGAGAACATACCCAGAGATCAGAGTTGAGAGCTCGCAGACCTTTGTCAAGGCAACGATTGTACTAGAGAAGGGCTGGGCTGAGATCTTTGTGATCAAAGAGATCGATCCGGATGCACTTGCGCACGGCGAGCTCAAGATCAAACCAGTAGAGATCAGGATCGGTCTTGCGCATGGGGACGCGCACATCATGGGCCACAATATGAGCATCGAGCAGCTCGAGCAGCACATCGAGCACGAGAACAGGGCGATCTTGCTGGCACAGTTCTTTGAGTACGTGTTCCCTTGCGCCGAGAGCTTGACCCGCCATACGCTCGGAGACGTTGAGCGAGTGAGCAGAGCGGTGCATCGGATCTGGGGCATCGAGATGAGCTCTCCTGAGAGTGAGACGATCAAGTGAGAGTGATCAAGCTCGAGCGCAAGAGTGAGGGACTGCACAGGCTGACCATTGGATCTCGGATCGTTGTAGGTCTAACAGTGGACGAGCTGCAAGAGCTGCGGCGACTCATACAGAAAGCTCTAGAGCCCACAGACAGGCAAGTGAGTCGGTATCTTGCAGAGAAGCATGCGAGATCGCTTGGTCTAGAGCTCACACCTGAGGAGCTGGACGCACTGACCTGATCTGTTGACAAGAGCACACAGAACGTGGTAGAATGAGCGTACACAGACTCCTATAGCTCTACCCGCAGAAAAAGGATCGAGAACCCCGCACCGGGACCGCTCGGTCCTTTTGCTGTGCCGGGGGTCTTGACAGTGAGCAGTGAGACGTGGTACAATGAGCATACAACCGAGTGGCTCTACTGGGCCGAGAAGCGAGCGCATATTATCCCCCCATGCGCTCGCTTTCTTTTTTGGGCCTTGACAAGTTCTCTGTGTTATGATACAATGGCTCTTGACAGTGAGTAAACAATACGACAGAGGAGAGAGCACAGATGAGCAAGCAAGTCACGGTCACATACGAGACGGTACACAGAGTCAACGAGTACACACTGCATAGTTGGCACACGTACACCTGGACGCAGACTTTCGAGAGCTTTGAGCTCGTATCTGTAGAGAGCACGTCACAGAGCAGCGATGGCACTGAGGGATACGACAAGCAGACCAGCGGGTTCACGGGAGAGCAGCTCTCACACACACCGCACACGTTGATCGCACTGACAAAGCACATGCTCACGTTTGTTGAGGCAACGGGACTGGACTAGTACACTGCTCCCCTGATCTTTGACTCTCGGGGAGAACTCGCTCGAGTACAGAGGCATCCGACCTAGAGGGTTGGGGAAAACCTGCAAGCTCTACGGAGCAAGTACTCAAGCGCAGCATCCGAGAGTCAAAGATCAGGGGAGCAGTACACACACAAGCAGGACAGAGAGGAGATCTACAATGGGGAACGGGGACTATAGCTTGTACAGCGTACACACAGAGACGTACCAGATCAAGGATCAGCTCAAGCAAGCGCAGCGAGCTGCCCGAGAGGCTCGAGAGCAGTACAATGAGCAGATCTGCGCTCAGTTTGCGAGCGAGATCGTTGAGCAGATCAAGATCATGCGCTCGCAGCTCGAGATCGGCAGAGATCCCGAGTCCGTCGATCAAGCTCTGCAAGGTCAGATCCGATGGATGGCGCAGAGACTGATCAACGCAGCACTCAACGCACAGGAGGAGCTCTCATGAGATCACTTGCAACGATCACAGCAACGTGGGAAGCCCATAATCGCAAGATCTGTATGCTCGAGGTCGAGCACTCGATCTATGATGTGGACATCGAGACGGATGAGCCACAGATCCTGCACAACGCGAGGACGAGGACGTTCTGCTGGGAGATGGGCAAGTGGGCGACACAGGTCCCGCTCGAGCTCACTGAGGGCGATCTCGTTGAGGTTGAGCTCGCCTATGCTGGGTACTGGAAACTGCTCACCAACCAGACCGCGATCCAGCACATGCGCAGACTCAAAGAGCCCGCACTGCCCGAGGTCGGGGACGTGCTCATTGAGCGCAGAGCAGCGGCACATCGGTTCTATGTCGTCTACACTGAGAACGGCACGGTCGGCTATAGTCGTCTGCCTGTAGAGGTTGATCGCTGTGATGTCATCTTGCCCGAGGCGCAGATCTCAGAGCACTTTCACATCTACCGGGGCAAGTCTATACTGGATCTCAAGCAATGAGCGATCTCGAGAACATCTCATGGGAAGGGACGATCGAGCCGCGAGCTGATCCTGTGCACGGTCTGCCCAGAGAGTGCGAGACTGTAAAAGTAGGCTGGTACTGTGGACTCGGGCGCGGTTGGGAGTGGACCAACAACGGCTATGAGCCCAGCGAGTGCGGCGCTCAATTTGAGACGGTAGAGACTAGAGAGGACTGGGAGAGCGAGAGCTGCGCAGCGACATGTCCAGAATGCGGGGGCGAGCTCTCGCAAAGTACGATTGCCCAGAGCTCATAGTTGAGGCCGGGTCCGCTCTGGATGCAGAGCTGTGGGATGATGCGGAAGGAGAAGGCAGCTCTGCACACTGGTACAGAACGTGGGGCGATCTGTAGCACACAGATCAGCTCACACAGAAAAAGAGACTCACGCCCTCTCGGGAGCGGGTCTCTTTTCTTGTTGGGCTGTGTGCCCTCCCCTATAGTGCTACCATTGTAGCACGAGCCGGGGGGCTCTGTCAAGAGTGCTGGATCTCGTGCTTGACCCCGTGTATGGTGAGAGCGGTCATGATCGCCATCGCTGCGATCGCAAAGATCTCCTCTATTGCTCCCATCCACGTCTCTGGGACCGTTCTATAGCTCGCCGCGAGCTGCAACCCGTAAGCAATGAGCGCCACGAGCACGGTGAGCGCAAGTGTGATCACTCGCTCAACGAAAGCGGAGAGCTCTGCGAGCTTGGGCCACCATCGCTCAAAGAGCTCCCAGAGCCCAAACGCGATCGCGCCAGCACCCGCCCCAGAGACGATCCAGATCAGCACCTCGGCGGGAGATGTCCAGTCCACAGGCTGCGCCATGAGCAGTACGAGAGAGACCCAGCCTACCAGCGGTACTACTGTTGACAACATGTTGATCTCCTTTTCTAGTGTATCATGTACATGATCATGATGATCATGATCAACCGACCCCGATCAGAGAGAGAAGCGGGGACACACTGACCCCCGCGGCGATTCCGAACCCGACCGCTGCCCCCGTCAAGATCCAGACCCGCCTTTGCAGCCGCGAGATCTTCTCACTGAGCTCTGAGATCTCACAAGTGAGCTCGGACAGTTTCTTTGCGTCTCGCACAAGACAGCCGATCCGAAAGAACACGGAGCGCAGCACTGAGGGCGGTACTGGCTTGTGCAGTACGTTATCCACATAGCTCTCAAGCAGCTCATTCTCGAGAGCTTGATCGACGTACCCCGACATGACGATCACTGGCCCCCGCTTCTCGTCCCGCCATCGTTGCAGCAATGTGTCCCCCATGCCGTTCTTGAGTCGCAGATCAAGCAGCAAGATGTCCGCTTCCTCGATCTTGTCCAGTCCCCCGCTCAGTGTGTCCGACACATCCACAGTGAACGACATGGAGGCAAGCACCTTGCGGGTGACCTGTCTTATGTCATAGTCATCATCCACGACCAGAACTTTTATATCAGAGAACACGTGTCCACCTTCTTTTTTTATGCACTCAAGCAGAGCATCGCGGCGAGCTGCTGTGCCAGAGCGCATGCCTGAGGGTCCACGTCACCGCATGTGATCTGTGCCGTAGACTCTGAGCGGGCGATCTCTTTTCCGTCCAGATAGGTGATCGAGACGGTTGTGATCGTATGTCCCTCTCCTGGGTCGGGCGGGTCGGGCGGGCTCTCTAGATCTGCGTACAGTTCGAGATCGTCCCAGTGCCCCGCCGAGTTCTTGGCATAGTCCGTCTTGCTGCGCAAGAACACAGTACACCTGTTTGCCTGTGCGATCACTCCGTCTATGGTCAGATCGTGCCACTTTTTCATGGGCACAGACTGGTTGAGCCACTCGCTCCACTGCACAGAGCTCGAGAACATATCCTCGCCGCCCAGGGGGTCTATGCCCATCACTAGAGCATGCTGCGCAAGCGGATCACTGTCGATCATTGCTCGCACGTTGACCAGCAGCTCTGCGCCGGGGGCGGTCGTGAACTTTTTCCACACACAGTTATCCGATGTGGAGAACGTGGTTTGTACCGCCTGACAGAGATCGAGCTGATCGTCCGGATCGTCCCCGTGAGAGACAAAGAACTCAGGGCGCCTCATCTGCGTTGGATCGGGTGGGTTCACACCCTGCCATACCCAGAACCCTTCCCATCCCTGCTGGATCTTGAGCTCGCCCACGTTCTGATCGTATGGCGGGTTCGGATCGTCTCTCGGGACATAGGGACCATTGAATGATTCACTGCCGATCAAGATCATGTCTGTTTCCTCCTCTGTTCTGTATGCTCTGTCCACAGCAAGGCGCATGTCTGTGTAGACGTGTTCCTTGCTCTCAATGTACCACTCATCTATCTTGGGCCACCTGTACGCAGCACCACACTTGATCTGCCCGCTGTGCTGCTCATTCCACTCGTTGAGCTCTGCATAGGCGGCTTGCAGCCAGTTCACCCCTTGCTCGTTGCGCCAGGGGTTGCGCACACCGCCGACGTCACCTTGATCCATCTCTGTGAGGTAGACATCATAGCTCTTGTATCTGTCAGGCGTCCACGCCCAGAGATCCTGGTACGCTCGAAAGTGGTACAGGCGATCTTGATAGGGTACGTTCATGGTCGTCATGTCTGTGATCAGGCTCGAGTCTGATCCATGTGTGTACGTGTGCCAGCAGAGCGCATCCACAGGAGCGCAGAGCTCGAGCCCCTGTGAGTAGTACACGAGCCAGTCCTCTGTCTCAACGTTCCACATGGCGACGGGTGCAGCCATCACAACCGAGTCTGGCTGTACCTCTTTGATCATCGCATAGCAGAGCTTGAAACACTGCGCATAATGCTCTTTTGAGTGCTTGCCCTCCACTCCGGCATTCGGCTCGTTGCCGATGACCCAGTGCCGACAACCGCTCGAGCTCTTGACCCAGTTCTGCACTCGCATGGCAAAGTTCGCATACTGAGCAGGATCGATCGGGATCGTTCCTTGCGTCGGTCCATAGCCGTTGTTGAGTCGTGCTATGTTGCCGTATCCTCTGGTCGACCAGCTCGAGTAGTCGTACCCGCTCAAGTCTGCTGGATTGTGCCCGAGTCCGTGAGTGTGCACGATCCAACCTGCGGCTCTGCCGCTCACTGTCATGTACTGCTCGAGCCACGGATCAGGCGGGGGCTCGTGTATAGCGCAGATGTAGGGGTTATCGCTCATGTGATCTCCTCATCATACCAATCCCAACCGCCGACGATCGCCAGGCCGCCGGGCGACTGTGCATACACACCTATCCTAGTGGGTGTGAAGTTCAGTCCAGCGCCGCCTACTGTACCGATCAAGAGAGGTGTTGTTGGAAGCGTTTTTTCGCCTTCCAGAAAGATGAACACGCTCCAAGCGGTCCATAATGTCCCGGTCGCTTGCATAGTGATTCCTGTGCCGTCTTGTTTGGCTACGGTCGATACAAGGTAGTCGGTTGTCGTGATTGCGCCAGCGGCAAGTCTGTATTCCGTACGCAAGCGGGCGTTTGTGTTCGTTGCGCTCACGTGGACCATATAGCGAAAAAAGTTATTGGCCCCTAGGTTATCGCCCGCGTCTACGCCATCATCCCACATCATGCCCATGTCAAGAGTACGCCAGCAGTACGCTCGGCAACGAGTTTTTAGGGTCGTTGGTGCTCCAGCAAGAGTACGATAGTAGAACATTCTGGTTGCCGAACCGTGGGCTATACTCAAGGTTGAGTAGTTTCGCACTCGTGACGTTGGAGTCACAAAGCCCGCATAGGCAGCCCAACCCGTCCAGCCCGCGTCATCATCCGTGCCATAGCGCCAGTGCTCGATCGGATCGTAACCATAGTTGATCAGGCGATCGAACAGACCATAATCGTCATCATCCGGGTGAACATCGTTTCCATCCTGCAGCCACACATCGTCTTGCTTGTTGAAAAACGAGGTGGTGAGATCGTCTATTCGTGGATCGTTGAGCTGCGCTCGTTTCATCTCATCCCCTCACGTTGGCTAGGAATTGTGGGAGCTTGAACTGCTGCGCTCCGCTGATCGAGACGTCCCAGGGATAGGTATACTGCACCTGCTCGATGAACACAGATCTGGGATCGCGACGGCGATCACTTGGTATGCTCTGACCCAGCAGGTAGTCAGACAGGAACACGATTCGTCCCGGCTCGATGTCCCACGGGTAGATCTCTTGAGACGTGCCGTAGCGCAGCACTCGAGGAACACGATCTCTGATTCTGTGCTCATAGTATGGATCCGTGGGCGCTTGCCAGTAGTGTAGGGTCTGATCTGCTTTGACCCCCCACAGGTAGCGGTTGCTTGAGACATCCCCGAGCTTGATCAAGTTCTCGATCACAGTGAGCCCAGAGCGTCCCTTGTCATCATACCGAGGCGCGAGCACTGCGTTGGTGGCAATGTAACTGGTTGAGGTGTTGAACAGACCATTGGGATCCGCTGCGAGTACGTAACCGAGCTTGGTCGTGATCGTGACCGTGTTTGTGTTCAGATCGGAATAGTTGATCGCATCGAACATGTGTCCGTAGCCTAGAATCTCTAGTGTGATCGAGGCGGGCGCAGAGCCCTCTAGGGAGAACTGCTCAGAGTGTTGAGGCCATGTGTTCTCATAGAGATAGAGATCTCTGTACTGTGTGGCGTGGTCTGTTACGCCATCGTCCAGCAGCTCGCCGCCGCTCACGGTCTGATCAAAAATCCCATAACGATCTTGTGAGTCCGTGTCCTCTGCGATCGTTGTTACCCGTTGCGGTCCGACTAGGGGCTGGGCAAGCGTTGCATCGAGAATGGGGGAGTACTGTACTTCGATGCGGTTGCCGATGTCAAGCAGAGCTCCCTGACGACCTGAGAACGTGCCGCCGCTTGCATCTAGAGAATTGACAAAGCCCGCAAAGATCAAGGTGCGATCGGGAGAGTACGTCTCGATGTGCAGACCCAGACCGTTGAGCGTCCACCAGTCTATGTAGGAGATAGATCCCGAGAGTCGCAGCGATGCGCTCCACCACCAGCCGTCTGCTTGAGTCGTGTGAGAATAGTCTCCCGGCCCGATGCGCTCGATCAGCGAGTCGGTGATCAGAGAGCCGCGGGGAACGTATGATGTCCCGGCGACGATCAGGGGCTTCCAGACGTGGATACAGATGTTGTGTGCCGGGATCATGTCTCATCTCCCCGCATAGACCAATAGCGTTGCACCCGCTCGAGCCCGACCGTGTACATGATGTAGGGATAGGCGAGCTCGTTGCTCGACGCGTCCAGGCCATATGAGAAAAACCATAGTCGCTGCGTTCTCTTGGGCTGCAAGCCCAGGATCGTGGCATTCGCGAGCATTCTGCCGACTTGCAGATCGTTCTCATCCCTCACCACTGCGATGATCTGCTCTCGTGGAAACGTTGCACTATCCAGCTCTGCATAGTCGGGCGTGAGGAAACTACTTGTGCCCAGCATGTCAAAGATCCCAGAGCACTCGTCCACGGGCAGAATGAACAGATCAACGAGCTCGAGATATGTGCCGCCTGTCACCCGTCCCGCTTGCCAGTATATGTTGATCTGATCAAACTCAGTGTCCGGGTTTGCTTCTCCCAGGGTAATGCTTCCTAGATCGAAGGTTGCGAACCGAAGGCCATTTCCGTGTGTTACAGTTTCTCCGTAGAGTACTTGGCCGCTGCTCCCATTCCGAACTGCTATTCTGCTTTGCCATGTGCCGCCGTTGAATGAACCAAAACGAGCATAACAGTGGTAGTTGCCATGAAACTGTGGACCAAGTGTAGAGTCTAGAGAGATCGTGAGACGAGTTGCCAGCGCCTCGGGCGTTGCCACGGGAGTATAGCGACATTCGGACTTGGGCGAGTTTGGATCGCCTGTGCCGTTTGTGTTCAGTGCAGCATTGGTTCCCGCTGTGTTGGTCTGTCCAGGGGGCAGCTCCTCTGAGCCACAGAGCAGATAGGCTGTAAAGTCCTCTCCTCGATCAAGCTCTCTTGAGCCTACAAGGAGCTTGGTCGTTGAGCCATACCCTTGATAGTCAAGATCGGACTGGTTGTGCAGAGTCGCCTTGATCAGCAAGAGCTCATCACCGCCGAGATCGTCCGTGTGTACGGTCACATAAGGCCACGTCACCGTATAGGGCGCACTTGCAGCGATCGGGACCACGGGACTGCCGCCCAGCGCCCCAACCTCATAGCGCAGCCAGTAACCGAGAATGCCGTTGATCGTCTCTGGGGTTGCCCAAGCGCCAGCGGTCCACACAAGAGCATTGATTCCCTCTACCGAAAGCGCATCCTTGGGCGATACGATCGTGGTCGGATCGGTCGATGTGTTGTCCCTGTGATACGTTGCGTACACGGATTGTGAGGCACCACCTGTTTGCAGCACTCTCACAGCAAAGTCTATGTCCTCTGCTGGCGTGGCAATATCCCAGACAATGTTTCCCATTCTCTGAGCTGCTGGGTGGCCGCTCGCGATCCCTATAAAGATCCGATCGTTGACCGCTGGCGCAGCCGGGAGCAGTATGATCTCTCCCTCTGTTCCGATCAGGTTTCCGCTATAGTTCCAAACTGCTCCACCCGCCCAGTCCGCAATGAACATGTGAGTAAACTGCCTTCGGACGTGTGAGTTGATCACATAGTTGATCTCTAGACATGTTGCCGACACTTCCGCTGGCAAGCTCGCCCCGAGTGAGTAGGCACATGAGATGTCCTGCTCGACCGCACAGGATGATCCCCAGTCCCCATCCGCGATGATGCCGTGGTTGTAGTAGGGAGTGTAATCCAGGGCAACCTCGCCATGCTCATCAAAGATCGTGAGCAGTGCGACACCACCCAGAACTAGATCCCACCAAGCCGTGCATCGGTCGGGAGGGGTGAACGTACCCGTGTAGAGGATAGAGGGAGAGACACGCACCCACCCGATGTCCCCGTCAAAGGTCGCTGCAAGGTCTTGCTGGTTTGCGACAACGAGATCTGATCCAACATCTGTAGCCACCGCACCGTTCCTGTTGTTCGTTGTCGTTGAGTACTCTGTTCCATTGATCCACAGGCGCGGGTAGTTATATGTAGCATCATCCCAGGTGACGGCGATATGCAGCCACTCCCCGAAAGAGACGCCAGCAGCCACAAAGGTTGTTGCAACCGTCCCACTAGCCACAGCACACACGATCTCGGCGTAGAATCCCGTTGCCGTCATGCGAACGAACCAGCCCAGTGTCTCATTTGCATCCTTGCCAATGATGTGCCCCTGGTTTGACTCTCCCGCCGAGTCGGCCCGTATCCAAGCCTCCACGGTCATCGCCGCATCATGCAAGTCCTGGATCTGCGCGGCGTCGGTGTAGGTGATGATCGTATCCGCGCCATCACAGATCACATAGGCGTTCTTGATCTCTGTGACGTCCACACTTGCGATGTCACCGCAACAGTCCTTGCCCCAATTGAGCGCAGAGAGAGCGGCGTGGTTGTCGTTGCCGCTGTGATCGTAGGCCACGACACCCTCACCCTCCTGTATGCCGAGCCAGATCGTGTTCGCATCGACCACGGGCAGTTCGCAGCGTTCGGGTAGATCGTCGTCAAAGTCTGACGTCCAGAGAACCTCGTCCGAGATGCGAACCCAACCGATATCCCCGTCAAACTCGTTGGCAGAACCGAGGCGCACGCCGATGTACATGTCTCGTCCGACATCCGAGACAATCGCGCCGTTGCGTGCCGTGCTCGTGTTTGTGTCCTCCACCCCGTTGATCCATACCCGTGCTACCGTGTACGATGCATCGTCCCAGGTGATGGCCCAATGTTGCCACTCACCCCAGGTAATCGCCGCGGACGCATAGGACACAGCATCCGTAACGGCGCACTCAATGCGCACGAGTAGTGAGCCGCTAGCAGTGATCCAGACCTGCCAGCCTGCTCCACCTGCCTGTCCCTTTTCAATGAGCAGGTTTCCAGAGGATGTTGCAAAGCGCGCCCTGAACCAACCGTCAATGGTCATCGCCGCGTCGGCAAGGTCTTGGAGTGCAGCATCGTCCGTCACCTGTGCGACGGTGTCCAGGTTGCGGTACTCAAGATACCCGATTCCCTCATCCCCGATCTGCCCTGCAAGGGTCCAGCAATCGCAATCGAACGTGCCACTGGTCAGGGTTCCGTCCAATGTGCCAGCCGTGGGGTCGTTGTGGTCCACGATGGTAGAACCAGAGCATTCATAGCCAATCCACGCGCCAACCGTGTTACCATCATCCTCTGGCAAGCGGCACCGTGAGGGAGGCGTAAAGTCCCGGTCATAGCGCACGATGTCTGAGATGCGCGACCAGCCGATTCCACCTTCCCAGGTGTTGATTCCTGTTAGTCTCTCTCCAATCGTTAGAACACTCCCAACATCGGAGACAATCGCACCGCTTCTTTCCTGCACATCCGCATAATCTGCTTCTTTTCCATCCACCCACAATCTAGGATGCCTGTATGAACTATCATCCCAGGTGAATGCGACATGGTGCCATTCCCCATCCGGAGTAAGCGAGAATGACCTGGCGTAGCTATCAGTGACCGCGCACTCTATTTGTGCCCAAAGGCCCACAGTACCATGCAGGATAAGCAACCAGCCAGTGCTGCTATACTTTGCGGCGATCCAGCCCTCATTGTCCAGGCCGTAGCCATCTGCTCTGACCCATGCTTCTACAGTCATCGCGTTATCAGCAAGATCTTGAACCGCAGCAACGTCTGGTATCGTAATATCACCCGAGTCACCATCGAACTCCACGTGGCAGGGGTAGCAGTATTCCTTGCTACCATAGGCGGGGAGGCACTCTGTATCCCCCGGCTCAACGTCTCGCCAGAGCGGCTCTCTGATCAGAGTCATGGGCCAGTCTATGTAGGCAACGCTGCCGAACTCAGGCGCTACCGGGTCGTGGAACGGATCGTCATCTGTCGGGGTGAGCCCCGCCTTGACCATCGAGTAACCGGGGTTGTCCTCACAGATCCCCTGGCGCACAATCCACACGGGGTCTACCTGATACCCGGTCATCCAGTATCGCTTTGCTTCTCTGAGAAGGTAGCGTAGATCCTGTACCATCTTGTAGAGATCGGGATCGTTCCACGCTGCAACGTCAAAGGTCATGGCCTCCTCGACGTTAGCGAGCGCCTCTGTGTGTGGATCGCCGCCATCTGAGAGCGCGGGATCAGACCACACACTAGAGCTCTTTGGCTGGGCGATGCTCGGCTCCCACGTGACAAGGTGAAGGCCTGTTGTGGATGAGAGCGAGAGCAGATCGACCTCGATCGTTCCGTTTGTGATCAAAAACTTGGAGAACATCGTGTAATAGTTTCTTGCCTCGCTCATTATCGCCTCTCCATCACATTGCGCACAGTGCGCTCGAGCTGTGCCGTAAACTGGCGCATGTCGTTTGTGCTGCCGATCGTCACCGGGCCAGAGAAAGTGATCTGGATCGGACTGTTGTTGTTCGTTGTCATAGATGAGCTTGACACAGGAGCCATGGCGGGCATCATACGCATAGAGCCCCCCAGACTCGGCAAGCTCGATCCGCTCATCTTGACAAGCTCTCTGTTGATCTGTTGCAGACCAAGCGCAAGCGGCGCGGGCGACTCTGCGATACCCCAGCCGAGCGCCTCTCTGATCTTGTCAAGCGGCAGGCGGGCGAGCTCCCCGATCTTTGCAATCATGTTGCCCACAGCGGTTACAATGCCCTCCACGCCTGTCTTGAGTCTCTCGATCACATCGGTAGTGAAGGTCTTGATCGCTTTCGCTGCGTCCGACTCCATAATCGTGCCCCATGAGTCTTTGAGAAAATCCCACACTGCGGTCAGTGCGCCTAGGATGCCCCCGTCCTCTTGACCTGAGAGAATGCCCCAGATCTTGGACCACGCACTATGAAACTTGTCCGAAAGCTCTGTTGCCAGCTCTGGGATCGACGTCTTGAGGTTCTGGATCAGGTCCTCGATGTCTTGCAGCACCGGGTACTTGAGCTTGAGATCATCCCAGACAGAGCCGACCTTGGCCTTGAACTTTTCCCAGGCAGTGCCGATGTCCCCGACCTTGAGCACGATCTTGTCCCACGCCTCGCTCAGAGGAGCAAAGATGTCTCTGAACTTTTCCTTGAGCTTCTCTTTCATGCCCTCGATCGCTGTGCCCAGTCTCGTGCCGAGCGTGCCCGTAAGGCCAGATACCTCAGGGGCTATCGTGGGGACACCCGCTGCGCCTTTCTTGCCTTTTTCCTCTTGTACTTGGAGCGCATCATTGACCCCGAGGAGCTGATCCACCAGTTTCTTTTGCAGCTCTGCCTCTGTCTTGATGCCCTCGATCCTCTGCTTCTCGCTCGAGATAAACTCATCCTGGGTCTGCACCTGATCTTGAGTCAGGCGCATGGCCTCCTCCGCTGCGTTGATCTGTGCCAGTTTCTCCTTGAGAACTGCTGGATCTGCGCCCTCTCTGAGCAAGCGGTTGTACTCAACGGTGGCCTTGTTCACATCGTCCTGCTGGCCGAGCAGTTTGTTGCGTGCTTGCTCGAGAGCAAGCTCTGCCTCCTCTACTGCTTTTGTAGAGTCCGCGAGCTCGAATTGCAGACCGATCATTTTATTGATCGCACTGCCAAAGATCCCGGCAGACTTTGAGACGGTATCAAAGATCGTAGCCCGATCGCCGCCAGCGAGGGCGCCTGAGATGATCTTGGAGACGTTGGCGAGAGCTGGACCCTCGAGGATCTTTTGCAGTGGCTTCTGGATGCCCTCGAGTATGCCAAAGTCTGCCTCAGTCATGCCCGTGAGGTATCGCTCAAAGGTCTTGATCCCCCATTGCTCGATGCCGGGCGCGATCTTGGGCGGCGATGCGCCCAGCAGCCACTGCTCGAGTATACCGCCTATAAAGTTAAGTGCCTGGATCAGGATGCTGCTCGCTGCCTCTGCCATTCCTGCTGCGAACTGGGCGATCAGCTCAACGCCCCATGTGAGGGCGTCCTCGATGATCCCAAATACGCTCTTGGCAATGTTGTCGTACATGCCCGCCGCCTTGGGCGCTATGAGACCAAGGGCCTCGCCCAGAATAGCTATACCGTCTGCCCATAGAGACGTCAGCGCCCCGATGCGGATCAGCCAGGGCTCGAGCTCGCCGCCCTCAGAGAGCATGCTCGAGATCGTACCCACCAGAGTATTGAGCGTGGTCAGTAGAGTATTGAAAGCGGGCAGCATTGCTTGCCCGAGTATGTCCTTGATGTTCTGAAAGTGCGCCGACATGACCGCGAGCTGCGCGGAGGTTGTCGCACCGATGTCAGGCAGTGCGCCGTACTTGGCCTCTAGTTTCTCCATCACTAGAGTGTTGAGCGCGGTTTGCTGCTCGAGCTTGGAGAGCGCCTCCTTTTGCTTGTTGAACATCTCCGTGGCGCGGGCGGTGGCCTCTGCTTGCGAGACCTGAACCGTCAGGTTATCAATGACCAGAGGAGTCACACGACCAACGCCGTTGACCAGAGACTCCATGAGGTAATTCATATCCTTGCCCGTGGCGGCAGAGACTTTCCCCAGGAGACCCAGTGCTTGCGGTAGGTTCTGAGCGAACTGGTCGGACACGAGAGCGGAGGCGTTGTTGAACTGGGTCATGAGATCGCGCATGGGGATCATACCCGATGATCCCGCTTGTAGCGCAGCCATCATTTTACGGGAGCCGCCCTCGATGTTTTGAGTCAGTGTAGAGAACTGAGCAGAGATGCCCTCGAGCGGGGCCGCTTCCTTGGGGAGATCTATAAAGATCGTTTTGAGGGCCTCGCCAACCTTCTTGAGCGCCGCAACGAGCACTTGACCGAGCATGACAGAGACGCCCGCAACACCGCCAGAGAGGGCAGACAAGGCGCCATTCATTCCGGTCGCGCCGATCGCCCCCTGGCCGAACCCCTTGATCATTTGATCAAACGGGCTAAGGGCTTGGCTCGCCGCAGATCCCGCTTTTGCAACAGAACTGGCAACCTTGTCTGTGCTGACGCTTAAGGTTCTGGTCTTGCCGCTTGCATCCGTGAACGAGGCAGATACCCTGTCCCAAGCAACACCCGCCTTGTTCATGTTGTCTATGAATTGAGACACACCCTCCACAACAAGGCGCACCCCGTCCTGTGGCAATTGCTGGCTCATTGCGCTCTCCTATTCAAGATGTAGTCCTCCCACGCTCTCATAGTATCCTTTGCTCGAGCTCGAGCGAGCAGTACAGTGCGCAGATCGGGAGAGAGCTCTTGCCATTCTTGCAGTAGATCGAGCTCGATCATAGTGTCCAGCTCGTTCCACCACAGAGACATCCACCAGCCCTGCTTGCGGTACCTGTTCTTACGTTGCAGCCTCGTCCTGATCTGCTTGAGCGTCCGTCCGTCTGCCGCTCCCCAGCGGATCTGGAAACAACTCCTCGATGGAATCGAGCTGATCCTCGGTCATGCCGCTTGCCCTGGCAATGCCCGCCATGATCGCCGCTCCATCGAGTTCTACCTTGATAACCTCTGAGGCAAAGTACATGAGCTTGCGCTCTCTCGGATCGCTTGGCATCTCGAGCCCATAGAGCTCGAGAGACTCTCTGGCCCACAGGTCGAGATCGGGCTCTGGGACAATACGGGTTGCCTTGAGAGCGATCATCCGAGTGCGCATGAGTTCTTTCTGAGCGTTGAGCTCTCTCACTTGCTCATTGTACTGCTCGAGCTCTGCGAGATATGACGCCCAGAGCTCACGATCAGCGTCGGATGTCTTTGAGTCATCTATGGACTCCTGAGTATGCTCTCTAGTGAACTTGTCACCGTCTGCATCCTCAACCTCATACGTTGGAACGTCTGGCTTGTCTGGGAATGAAAGAGAGGACCCGGCGAGCATAACCTCGTTCCAGTACGGCAAGCACTGTACTGTAGTACCTGTGGACGTGGTAACGTAAACTTTCCCGTCCTTGACCGCGTAGAGCTTTGGCACAGTATTCCTCCCCTGACCTCGCGCTCTGAGCGCGAGGTTATTGGCAACGATCGGGGGGTTCTGGCGGGGAGGGTGATACCAGATACACCCCCGATCGGTTGCACCTAGTTGCGATGGACTAGAATGCGGTCCACCCTGCTGGCATGATCGACCAGATCAGCGAGTCCCCGGTCGTTGTCAGTGCCTCGGTCGCGGCGATGAGATGGTTAGGATCGCAGAACTTGAGATCGTTGATCCCAAAGTACGCCGCCGCCGCGTTGAGCTCGCCCTCCTCTGTGGGGTTGAACTGCTCCCACGACCAGCCACCATCGGGGGTCACATAGACAACAAGGATTCCGTTTCCAGAGCCCGTCTTGTAGCCAGCAACCGCGCCGATATACTCATTGTAGAATACGCCGACCCCGGTGTTGATCAGAGTCTCTGGAAGGACACGCTGCGTCCAGGTCGTGCCCCAGTTTAGAGTATACCAGATCGTGCCATCGTCCATGCCGACCCACGCTCGAGAACCATCAAGCACTTGCACCCAGTTTCCACGCTCTACCTCTGGCTCGGTCGCCATGAGGTTCCAGTGCTCGCCGCCGTCCGTGGTCTGCAAGAACAGTCCCGTGGGAGTCGTGCGGAACCCGCCGACCGCCATTCCATAGTTCTCGTCAACAAAGTGAATGCCGAACAGTCCCTCAGATGCACCGGGGGTTGGTGCGTTCTGATCGGTCCAGGTGCGCCCACCGTCCTTGGAGAAGTATATGTTGGCGAGATCGGTTGCAAGCCAGATGTGGCGATGATCGAGCGCAAAGAGAGCTTGCGAGTGCTCAACAAACTCGCCGTTGGTAGAGCCAACATCATAAGCGGTCCACGTTGCGCCACCGTCGATGGAACGAGCGATCTCTGCTGGGTTCGCTCCGTCTGTGGTGCCTCGAGCAGCGATCAAGACCTCTGTGGTCGGTCCCTCCTTGAAACAGGCGAGAGCAGAGATGTGCTCATCGGCGGCAAAGGGCTGCGCGGCCCACGCTGCACAAGAGCTCAGAGCGTCGGCAGAGACGTACCCATCCGCGATCGCTGCGCCCGCAGCATCGGCAGCGACGTGCACCTCATCACAGCGAGATGCGTATGTGCCGCAAGCAGAGCTCTGGCAGACTGTTTCAGAGCAGATCGCCAGAGCGCGAAACGGCTCGTCCTCTGCGACGCATGCGAGGTAGGTGTTGAGCAGCTCCGCATAGATCTCTGGCGAGAACGGATCGGCAGATGCCGAGTAGGTCTGCCCGACCATCTCGGGAGTATCGTTCTCCTCTCGCTGCCCGCGAGCGAGATTGCCGCTTGACTTGTTGGTCAGGATCAGGTCCATGACCACTTGCGTGGTAATAAAGTTCAAGAACACATCATCCCGACCGCAGAGCCCGTGGTGGATGTAGAGAGCGCCGGGACAGACCCCGCCGTTTGCTCTGTTCTCCACCATATACTGTAGGACGTTGCGCGTTCTGGACTTCCAGAGCATGATGTCCCCGGTGATCGAGCCGGGGGTTGCCTGCAACGTCTTGGCCCTTCGGATGCCGCCCGACCCGGTACGGCAGAAACGCCGGGTAACGTCTCCAAGGGGCTGATCGAGCCCGTCGATCGTTGCACAGAGCAACGGCACAGGTTCGGTATTCGGGCCGTTGGGCTGCACCCAGATAACACCCTCAAACTCATCAAAGTACTCACTCATGGTTGTCTATCCTTTCTCTGAGGCTGCCCGTACAGCCTTTGTTATGAGATCTGTCCCAATTCGGATCAGGATGCGATCTTTGTTCTCTAGATCTTGCAGAGTCCAAATGCCATACTTGTGCAGCTCGAGCTCAACTCTCTCTGGAGTGAGGTCAGAGAGATCAAGCAGCGCCGCCCAGGGTACGCCATAAGGGATCGCGAGATCGAGAGCCTCTGGATCGACCCGATCGTCCTGTATGTCAGAGATGGGCAGATAGGCCCGCTTGATCTTTCCTTTCTGCTCGTACTCGATCAAAGCAGAGTCCCCGCTCATCTTGAGAACCTTGATCACTATGCGCTTTGCCATTGTCTCACCTTTCGATCTCTCACCGTCTCGATCGCCAGCCGGACATGTTTCTTGTATGTGCCTTTGTACGCCTTCATGGTGCGCTCCTCAAAGAGCCGGGGAGTCGTACCAGGGTGATCTACTGTTTTCTGTGTGTACACCCAGTCCACTGGGCCGCTGCCCACTACCGCGCCCTGCGGCAGCGTTTTTGGGTTCGGGTTATAGTTGCCCCGCACCCCATCCCAGGGAAAAGCAAGAAAGCCCTTTGAGCCCACTGGGATGTCATGTCTCGGCGTTCCTCGAGACGTCCACGTCCAGTACTTGGCGTTTGGTCCCTTGGGCCAGATGTATGTCACGATCTCATCACCGCGAGCAGAGACTCGAGAGCCAAAGTCTGTCTTGTGATCCCAGTCCTCTTGCCACTTGTCCAGCTCATTCATGACCTCTGGCACTACAACGTCTCTAGTCTCCGCTGCGATCTCTCTCAGGTAGTTCTGAGGATCGAGATGAGCGAGAGCGTCCCCTTTACTCACTCGCTTTACGGCGACTCTCATGGACTCTCCATATGGGCTGCGCGCCTGTGCCGACGATCTGAGTCAAGAACTTGATCGCATCTCGAGCGTCCACATAGTTTACAGTGTGAGCTCTGCCGAATGGGTAGAGCACTCTAGTGAGTGCCCCCCGCCAGTGCTTGACGCCTGGGGCTGCCCCTACGTACTCGAGCAGTATGAACCCATTTTCCCCGGGAAACGGGGGCGGCGGTCCCTGTTTCTGTTGTTGTGAGAATCGGCCCGATCCTACTGGTGGGCCGTTTCAGAAACGGGCATGTGGCGCGATCGCTCTCAGATCGTCAAAGTAGTGGATCACGAGCTGTTCCTGAGAATGTCGTTCCAGATGATCTGCGCCATCTGAAATTCGCTGTGCCCTTGCTGCGCCCAGCCCATCGCCGGGAAGTTCGTACCCGTCGCGCCGGAGCAGATGTCCAGGTCCCCGTCTCTGAGCTGCTCGAGCTGCGAGCTCATCCACTTTAGGTAGCGATCTCGCTCGCCAGCAGAGAACTGAGGTTGGCCGCACTTGCACTGGTAGTAGGCCGCGGCGTCTATAATGTTGAGCTTTGCGAGCAGTCCCACGTTTGAGCCCGTAGAGAGCGCCCAGGACGCCCAATTACAATTGCACTGGTCCGATGCTGCGAGGGCGATAATGATGTCCCCCGCGGCAACGTTGAGGTAGTGCTCGATCGTTGAGATCTCGATGCCATCGATCAAACAGATGCGGTAGAGATCGCCCGTGTCCCAAGTCACACCTACCGCAGTGAGCACGGTAGGTGTGACCGCACTCACTGCGCCAGATGTTCCTTGAGTCAGGTTATACAAGATCATGCCCACGTTCGCACGAACTCCCCGAGTCGTGAACTGACCTTGAGAGTCTGTGAGTGTAGGCGATGCGTTCGCACCCTCATGAGCGCCAGAGATCAATTGGCCGTAGCACCAGAAGGAAGCAAATTCCCAACTTTCCGCAAACCTGCCTCCACTGCAACTCGTCGCCGTTACCATATTTTACACCCCCATACCTTTTGGTATATAATACGGTCAGGAGGTGTATCATGCCAAAAACGAAGGCCGAACGTGCTGCCCAGGTCAAGGCGTGGAGGGAGCGCAACCGAGCCGCAGGACTGTGCGTGCGGTGTGGAAAACGTCCCCCTCTGCCAGAGCGTCCAGTTTGCCAGGAATGCTCCGATAGACAACATGCTCAGTATCTCCGTAATCGCCATAACACGACCGCCCAAAAACGGAAGGCCGCAGGACTGTGTGTGCTCTGTGGCGAACGCCCACCAGCAGAGGGAACTTACCAAGACAAGCCACGTGAGACCTGTCAAACATGTGCTGACGAGCGCACCCGCAAGAACAACATCAACGGCGAGACAAGCGACAATCCCAACGACGATCCAGAGAACTTGATAACGCTGTGTCGATATTGTCATTATGGTGTCACCTGTCTGCGCCAGGCCAGCCCAGAGGGTCGACAATTGGCGGCACGACTGCTCCTGATGTAGCACTCCCACGCCTCTGCAAAGCGTCCTCCTGAGCACGTGGTCATGCTCTCTTGATCCGTCCTCGAACCTTTTTGACCTCTGCGGTCGTCAGGCCCGCAACCTCTTTGAGCTCTTTGTCCGTTGCCGCCTTGATCTTGCTCGGAAGGTCAAAGCCAGCAGCAGACAAGGACGATGCGAGATCGGCATCACCCAGGACTGCTGCAAGTTTCTGCTCTCTAGTGTGCATCCTGATCTCTCCTACGTCGGGTTGGTGACGGTCGGCCCGTCGATACAGTGGTTGTTGATCCAGGCGTCCGTTGCCGCCGCTGTACAGAGGTCGTTGTAGTCCCCATTGGCGGGCACTGGAAGCAAGCACGAGAATGAGTTATCCTCAACGATGTTCCGCGCTCCACCTGTGGTGAAGATCCCCTCATTCGTAGCGGCTGCGCCGCCCTGTGCGTTCGAGTTGTAGATCTTGTTCCTCTGAATCCACGAGTCCTCTAGTCCTGTGAGGGCCATCGCCACTGCGCAATCGTGGAGGATGTTGTCGTGGATGTGTACGTACTTTGCAGCACTGCCCGCTGGGTCCAGGTAGATCGCATGCTCATCACACTCGAGGAACCAGTTGTGGTGGATGTCGCAAAGCCACGCATACTCGAGCTGGATCGCTTTGTCCACAGAGTCGTCAAAAACGCAGTTTCGGACGGTGAGGTTGTCTGCGAACTTGGTGAGCCCGTCCCATTCTGCGTAGATCGCGTCCCCCGAGTACGTGCCCGAGGTGAACGCAAAGCCCTCGATCAGAACATCGAGAGCCTCAACAGTGATCATCACTCCACCGTTCGCAGTAGGCACCCACGGGATGCCAACAGAGCCCGGAGGGTAGATGCCGACGATCCTGACTCCGGGCACTGTAACGGTCACCTGCTCTGTGATCGGGGTCGCACGATAGAGCCCGGAGCTGTACTGCCACGCTCCGTTTGGCATGACCGCGATCACATCGTTTTTGTAGGGTCGGCAGAGAGTGAGCGCCTTGGCTACCGTCTGCAAGGGGCACTCTGGATCGGTCCCGTCTCGCTGATCTGTGACCCCAGTCGCGTTCGGGTCAACGTAGAGAACATTCCCGTTGACGTCCGATCGCAGACCACGATCGTTGTCTGTCCCCGGCACACCGAACTGACCGGGGTAGAAGATCTTTTGCCTGATCAGGGGTAGAGCCCATTGTACGTTGCTCGATGGCATTGGCTCCTCCTCGTCTACGTCCCGGCTGTTTCGATCGCTCCCACACCCGCGTTCTGGACGTGGTTATCGATCGTCATGGCCGCGTCGGCATGGTTGATCGCGTCCGTAGCGGTGATCCAGTTATGTACGCACAGCAGGTCACCGACAACAGAGTCATCGATCCCAGTACCGAGAAGCACGCCACCGCCGCCCCAGATCAAGTTTCCCCTCGCCACAGCATTGCCGCACAGAGCTGCGCCAGAGAGATCGATACCTGTGGTCACTGCGCAGATCTCGCAATCGATCACCCGGCAAGAGTAAAAGTTCCCGGTTGAGCGGATGCCGATCGTGAGCGGGTTGGTGTTGCCCTTGAACAGACAACCGATGATCCAGCTCGAGTTTGCGTCCGTGGTGTCGATGCCCACGGTTGCTAGCCCCGGGTTGCCATCTGTGATCGCGCAGTCCTGAAAGATACAGGAGTTCATGACCCCCATGTCGATCACGGGTACTGCGGTGTCACAGGTAAACCGGATGTTGTACCAGTGAGCGCCGAGCCCGGTCCCGGCAAGGGGCGATCCAGACGCCGGGTGCACGTCCACACAGACATCTGTGGTGTTCCCGGTCGCTAGGCCCAGGCCGACGATCCGGCAGTAGTAGGGCGGGGTCAAGTTCTCGGCGTACTCACCCGGCGAGACGATGATCCAATTCATGCCCTTGTAGGGTGGTGTTGCGGTCCAGTCAATGGTTGCGTTGCTCTTGTCGATGGCCTCTTGGATCGTCTCGAGCGGCGAGTCTGGATCGGTACCGTCCGCGTTATCGTCTGCGTCCGGGTGCGATCCATCGACGTAGTAGACGACACCCTGCGGCGCAGTACGCAGACCCTCCGGGCTCGATGATCCAGGCACCCCAAACTGCCCCCCAAACCAGGGCGGCAGCTTGCGAAGCGGCAAAAATCCGAGCATGGTTTTCTCCTTTCCCCGCCATGCGGGGTTATGGTCTGTAGAGCTGCATGCCGGGTGGCGAAAAGATCTTTGGAGCGTTCTCGGGCGGCTGGGGCTTGCCCGACTCAAAGGCGTTGATCTTTTGTCGCAGTACAAGCAGGATTGCCTTGTCAGGGTCCATCGGTCGCATGAGCTGTACCGCGGACATCTCATCAACGAGCCTGTACTGTACGTCGGACTCTCGTCCTTTGAGAACGGTGTACCCGCTCTCTTTTGCTGCGCTCACGTCCTCTACCGTCTCAATGCCCAGAAAGGCCATGTGGCGCGGAGAGCCAAAGGCGATGTAGTCCGGGCGATCCGTATCTTCTACGGGCTCGCTCGGTATGATGGCCCCCAGTGCCTCGAGTGCTGCCTCGAGCTGTGCGACCCGGTCTGTAAGTTCTTGCGCTTTTGTTGCCATGATAGAAAGTCCTCCCCATTCCCCCGAGAGCAAGCCTCGGAGTTATGTCAAGCTACGCGACGGTGCCACTAGAGTAGTAGCCACCCCGGAAGTCAAACCAGTTACCCTCTGTCCCATCGACATAGGTGCCGAACACGTCCATGACCTTGAGCACCACGTTGCCCGTCTCAAAGTCTCCCATCATCGGCTCAACAGGAGCACCAGCGCCGAGCATTGAGGTCACGGCCTCGATGTCCGATCGCTTGCGCACGATGCGCGGTCCCGCCCAGCCGGACATACGCGCCAGAACAAACGGTCGGATGTTGTTCTCGCGATAGTCTGGGAATGCGTACCACGGTAGGTTGGGGGCAGTGCCCGTGATGTACGGGTCCTCGATGGGAATAAAGTTTCGGGCGACGTTGACCGCGTTGGTCGCGAGCTCTGGGACGAGCTCAGAGGCCAAGATCTGTGCAACGGTGTCTGCCAGCCCGGTGTGATGGACGATGTAGCGCATGCTGGCGTTGATCGGCTCTGCCCGTGCGTCTGTGCGCTGGTTGTACGCCATGCGGGACTCGCTCACTCGAGCAGAGGTCAAGCGCCCATTCTGCGCATAGAGAGCGCCCAGGCCCGTGAGACGAGCGATCGAGGTTGCGTTGGTGTACATGCGGGAGACGAACTTTTCCAGGGTCCGGCGCGCGGCCTCGCCCATGCGCATGGCGGTGTCCTCAAAGTACGAGAGGTCATCGTTGCGAATCGCCTCCCAGGAAAAATCGAACTGCTTTTGCCAGAGGTAGACCCGGTACGATCGCTTGGTGGCGTCGTCCACAGAGCCTGGGCGAGCCGCGCCCTTTTCGCCCACGAGCTCGAGGTCATCGAGCGAGCCGCGGTTCTGCAAGCGGTCATGGGTCAAAAAGTTTGTGAGCGTATCGATCCACACCAGGGGCTCAAAGGCGAATACCTTGCGCTCGTAGCCTGGGATCGAGAGCCTGCTCACAAAGGTCTGGATCGCGTTGTTGAAGTCGGCGCTCGTCATCACCTCTTGGAGCAGCAGGTTATTCGTGCTGGTCGGGGTGACGCCCGACAGGTTGCGATCGATGTCCTCAAAGAGACTCTGGCACTCTGCGAGCCGTTGTGGTGTCGCTCCGGCGTCCGAGAGCTCGCCTTTCCAAGTCTCGCACATCGCCCGGAGCAGTTTGCGTGTGATCATTGTTTCCTCCTGATCGTTATTCCTGATCTAGTGATGAGCCTAGATGTCCCTGGTCGCGTTGGTCAGCAGAACACAGAACACCTGCTCGGTGAACTCGTCGGGCAGCGAGGTGTCAAAGGTAGAGCTCGAGCGAGCGCCACCCGCCAGGCTGTCTGCGATCTCATCCTGGCAGTACCACAAGTAGCCCGCCAGCGGGTTGTCGTCGTCGTTCTCGTTGAGCTCAGAGAGCGAGAGGGTCACGCCTTCACCCAGATCGTCCGAGTCGTCAACGTAGACGGGCTGGCCCATATACGGGGACGTCTCAAAAGTGTTGGCAGCGCCACCGCTGTACGTCAAGACGTTTGCCACATAGTCGCGGATGATCATACCCGGCGCGATGTTGACCACGATCCGATCGTTGGCCGGGGTAACGCTGTCCTCGAGCACAGAGACGACCACGCCCGTGAGCTGCTGGCCTCGTGCGGCGTGGGTACGCTCACCGATGGCGATAACGGGGTGGTGACCGGGGTCGAGCTCGTCCTTGGTACCCGATCGGCTGTTGTCCGAGATGGGCCATACATCGCTCTCGAGAACGTCCACAGGGATCAGCGGCCCAGAGCTCTGCTCCCAGTCTGTTCCGGTACGAAATGTGTCCGGCATTGGTATTTCCTCCTGTGTCTACAGCGAGACAATCGTCCTAGATGCGCTGTGCGTAGGACGGATCGACCCTCGCCATGATCTCGTTGAACCGTACTCGCTTTCCTTCCTCGATCTCTGCGGGACTCTGCTGCTCGTTCGGAGCCGTCTCACTCTCGCCCAGACCAAACGGGCGACCAGCACCACCGCCTTGAGACAGGAGTAGGGCTTTCATCTCTGCGATCGCTTGGTCCAGCTCCTCCTTGCTTGCATACGTCCCACGCTTGATCCAGGTTTGCGCCTCGGGCGAGAGGTCAGTCTCATCGAGCACGTCCTTGATCTGCTCACTTGTGAACAGATCGGCGCTCTCTGCCGCTTCCTCTTCTCCTTCGGTCTGCTGCTCGTCCTGCACGTCGTCTGCCTGTGTTTCCGGCTCGTCCTGTGCGTCGGCCTGAGCATCGGGTGTCTCTGCGTCCTGTTCCTCGATCTGTACTTCCTCCTGTTCCCCCTCCACAATGGGTTCCTTGGTCTTGCCTGTCATGTTCGTTTCTCCTTCCATCTCAGAGAGGGATAGAGCATGCCCTCCCGCTCCTGCTTTTGACACCAGATCAACGCTCGCCGCCGAGGTGATCTGTTCCACTATGAAAGCCTCACGACCCTCAATGGTGCCCTCACGCCCCATGCCCGTCGCATAGATCGAGCACTCTAGTGTAGAGAGCTCGCCAGCATCGGCGCGGTTGCGGGTCTTTTCTGCCATGTCCGGGTCGTAGATCAAGAACTGTCCAACAAGACCACTCTCGGTGAGACCGCGCACAGAGCGCACTTTGCCGACCTTTGTGCGCTCGCTCTTTTCCTCCTCGAGATGGTTGGTCGCAAAGACATCGACTCCTGAGAACACTTGCCCATCTCTAGAGAGCACTGCCTCCGAGTAGTAGCGTTTGTCTCTCTTGTTGCCGAAGCCCGGCTTGATGATCGAAAAGTCCACGAGCACAGGCAGACGGCGCGGAGATCGAGAGCTCACGTCAAGCTCTGCGAGCTCTGCGGAATCGAGCTCTGAGAGAGAGAGCAGTGCGGCATGCTCCTCCATCGGCTCGCTGGGCTGCTCGTTGCCCGAGAGAGCAAACCCGGCAACCTCTAGAAACTCATCAAAGATCGAGCGCAGAGCAGTGCTCTTGTCTGTGATCTCTGGGCTGTGCAGCACGTTGCCGAACAGCATCCAGAGCTGGGCCATGCGCTCCTGTACGTTCTCAACTCGCTCGGCTGCTTCCTCCTCCGCATCGAGTTGGGCAAAGGACGTTGCCGACCACGAGTAGCGATCGGGGTAGAGATAGCCCTCATACTCTGAGAGCTCGAGCTCAAGCTCTGCGAGCATCTCCTCGACCTCTGCCTCGGTCGTCGGCAGATCCCAGTCCTGTGCCTTGTACAGAGCTTTGAGCTTGCGCTTTGCTCCTGCTGGATCTGGACCACTGTACTTTTTGCCGCGAAAGCCACCAGCAGAGAACAGAGCGGCCCACGCTGCACCAGCGAGAGCTCTGTTTGGTTTGCCCCTAACCTTGACGGGCAAGTGCCAGGTGGAGATCGAGTCTGGGTCCTCAACAATGAGAAAGTCCCCGCGATCGTGTGTGCGATTGCCGATCTTTTTTGTGTCTGCCTCTTGCAGTGCTGGCATTGTTTCCTCCAATGTAGAGTTGGCAGTGCGGATCGCTTTGCTCTCGCACTCTTTGCTTGAGCCCCCGCTTGCTAGGCAGCTCTTGAGCACTCTGTTGGCTGCTGCTGCCCAGTCTCGCTTTTGTTTGCGAGTGCGGGCCTTTTTCGTGAACTTGGTAGCATCGCTCGCGTTCCAGGGCATAGGTCTATCCTGCGTATGGGTGACCGCCCCAGAAAAAGGAGACGGTTGAGCCGTTCGTTGCGTTCCACACTTGAACCCAGAGCTTTGAGCCCACATCCACGCGCCGCATAATAAAGTCTACAGGCGAGCCTGACAGAAACGGCCCGCCGCTCGTGATGAACATCTCCTCAGACCACTGCCCTGCGGCGATGGCCTCGCCACTCGTCCCGGTACCGTAGATCAGACGGATGCGGTAAGGGGTCGTGTGGTCCGTGTCTGTGACCAGGATGCGGTGCGGGTCAAACTTTGTACCGAGAGAGTCGGTCGGGTCGTCTGCTGTCCCACAGATCGGGATTGCGGTTCCCCACGTATCGTTGCCGGACGTGGCGACAAACGGCGTGTCCACGTTTGCCTCGATCGCGTTTGTCTCTGTGGCTGCTCCATTCGATCCCCAAAAGCGCCCCCGACCGTGTAGGTGGTGCTCGATCTCCTCGACCTCGTAGCCAAGGCTATCCTCGACGCCGGACAGACCCTCGATTGCCTTACGGTCAAGCAGCTCTGTGGAAGTCTGGTTGAATCTTGGCATGTCTACACCACCGCATATGGGACATCGACGTCGCCCGCCCCACCACCGCCGCACTGTAGGGTGATCTTGACGTCGCTGTACGCCGTGAACTGGTCGACCAGCACGCCGGGGTCGTCTACGCCAAAGGTCCAGGTGTTCTCTTGGAACTTTCGGTAGTTCGTTCCATCGACCTTGTGGTATAGGCTGATCGTCGTGTTCTGGGTGACGTTGGTCATATCGAGCCAGATCGAGCCGATGCGCACGGGCGCAGCGATCGTCTGGTCGAGCAAGGTCTGCTCAAGCGCACTTGTCTCATCATACTCGAACGTCCCGGCTGTAGCGGGGAGATCTCCAAGCAGTACGCCACCGGCAGCAGCCGGGGACTGGTTGACTACCGAGGATGTCTTTTTCATGAGAGCTCTCCTACTACTGCGAGGGTTCCGGGCGTGCCGACAGCCCCCGACTCTCGAGCAGTGACCCGGTACCGCTCGACGTTTCCAGAGAGCGGTACGTCAACAACAAAGTCCTCGGCTGTTGCGCCTTGAGCTTGGTAGGTGTAGTACTCGGTGGCAAGATCGCTCTGCGTGTCTGCGCCGGGGACTACTGCGCCAGCAGCATAGATCGGCTGGCGGTTCCACTCTTGTGCGCCAGCAGGAGCGAGAGCAGCGACGGAAAAAGGCGAGAGCTCGATCATCCAGTCAAACGCACCGCCCACACCACCGCGGGTGTAGGTGAAGTGGAGATGTAGAACGTGTGCATATGCACACTTGAGCTCTGTGGGTGTGTCCCACGCTCCTGCTGCTGGCAGAGCTGCGGACGCCCTCACAGTCTGCGGATTCGCCCAGCCTGTTGGTTGTGACCATAGAGGACTCTGCACTTGACTCATGTCGTCTCCTGTAACAAAAGAGCCGCTTCCCCTCAGTGAGAGGCAAGCGGCTCGTGTGTCCCGCGATCGTGTTATGAGTATGCTCTCATTATACCAGATCTGAGAGCATTGTCAAGGACTCTTGACGTAAGGACGTGAATTGTGGTAGAATGTGGGCATAAACCGCAGCCGATCGCACAAGCCAAAGCACTCTCGAGCAGTGAGCACTCTCTGCCCCGAGAGTGTTTTGTGTTCGCTGGGCAAAGAGGTAGAGCAGAGCGGTGGGTGAGGTCGCTCTGCTCTATGGTGAGAGGATTGCCCCGATGCCGCGGGGCGTTATCAAAAAGGTAGGGCTGGGGACCTACCTCGTTGAGCTGCGTATGCGTGGGACCGTCGCCGGGTTGTATCTGCCCCACATGTGCGGCTGTGCTGGATAGGTCGTTGCTCGCTCTGTAGTGTAGGCGCGCCGAGTGCAGAGACGAGGACCGAGCATGAGCACTCGCTGCTTGGCGGGCACAAGACGCATAGTGAACACGTCGCCGTACTGCTCAATGAGCTCTTGGAGACGGATGATCAGATCGTCCAGCGAGCCAGCGAAAGCAGAGAACAGAGTGGGGAGCTCAGAGATCGCTTTGTTCGCTGGGATAGACCACAGATCGGCAACATGCTTGAGCCGATCGATCATCTCACGAGTAAAGCCGGGCCAGTACGCAGCGTCCCACAGAGAGCCGGTGTCCTCATACCACTCTGGTCGTTGGATCGGATCGCGATCGCTTGACGTGTCCCAGTGCTCATTCATTGAGTGCTACCTCCAGAAACTCGCTCATGATGTCTTTCGGCTCGAGCTTGCGTACTGTTGGTTCCCACCACGCCACTGGTCGACCACTCTGGACAACGATGTGCAGCGAGACGATCGCGCAGCCCGTGGGAATCTGCTGTGATGAGATCTGGCGTAGTCTGCGCAAGATCGCGTCCCACGGCTGTGTGGGTAGGCTGGTCAATTGCACAGCGCACCCTCCGGGAAACGGCCCGGTGTGATGCGCTGATCGGTCGGGGTCAGGTTACAATCGCAGTGCCGACCAAAGCAGCACAGGCGCGGGCTCTTTGGCAGAGCATTGTACTGCTGCCACGTGCTTGCTCGGTAGACCCGCCCATTGAACGTGAGACAAGACTGGCAGTGATCTTTTGTTGCGCCCAGCGTCCAGATGAGTTTCTGATCGCCCGCCGCCATCGTGTACGCCTCGACCCTCACAGCATCATAGCGGTTGGTCCACTGCACGGCCCGGTTGTAGGACTGGGCCAGAGCAAGCTGTTTTTGACCCGCTGCGTACATCGCCGCCCGAGTCGCAAGAAACGTAGTGAACCCGTACACATGCATGTGCTCGCTCATGATGTCCTGCTGTAGAGCTGCGAGCTCTGCGGCGCTCAGATCTTGCGGAGACAGGCCCGCCTTTTTTGCGCCCTCGTGCCAGGCGTTTGTCAGTCCCCAGGTGATAGACTCGTACATGGACTCTACAAAGCCAGGGGTATCCAGAACGTCGGTCACATAGCCGCGCACAAGAGCACGGATCTGCTTGATGTATGCCCGCTCGCCCTTGGTGACGGTGTGACCGTCACTGTAGAACTTGACCTCTGAGAGCTGCTCATCCTCGAGCACGATCACAGCACCAGAGTGGACGTACTCGAGAGGAATCTGTGTGCTGTGGACTATGTAGATCGCTCTGTCATCCATTGGCCTTGTCCAGTTCACTAGAGAGCACAAACTGAGCGAGCTGATCGGATGTGATCTCGCCCCGCCTGTATCGATCGAGAGCTCGCTCATAGAGCTTGCCCAGCATCTCCTCGGCGGGTATGATCTCCTCGTCCTCATCGGGCAGCCCGGTGTCTGCTGGCGGCGGCGGTTCCTCTGGCTGCTCTGGTCGAAATAGTTCGGGCGCTGCGAGATCGGCGGCATTGTTGACCCCGAGAGCTTGCAGCGAGATGCGCCAGAGCTCGGCAGTGAGCTGCGCAGCGGCATCGAGATCGATCACGCCGTTTTGGACCATCGGGGTGAGCATCTGGGAAGCGAACGAACCGATCGCCTTGGCGACCGATGGGAAGTCCGAGAGAGAGAAGGAGTCGATCGAGATCTGTGCGACCCTGTTTTTCTCCTCGATCGAGGCGTCCCCGTACTTGTCGGCAAGCGAGAGTACAGCATAACAGAGCGTTTCCATACTCTCGATCCACAGGTCCTGGTAACGCTCAAAGATCATGCTCTGCGCCTTGTCCATCTCGAGCGCAGTGGCCCAGCGAGACGTATCCAGACCCGCCGACGTCGGGAACAGGCCCGCGCCGAGCAGCGCCATCCATGAGAATGTCTCGTTGTCTGCCTTTGCATCGCTCGCCCCGGTGCGCATGGGCAGCTCGGTCGTGTCCGAGGCCTTGTTCTCAACGTGCCACGACCCGGCAGCTCCGGGCGGGTTGCGATCGGAGAGGCTGCTCTGTGAGAGGGTAGAGGCGATCGTATTGATCACAGACTCTACCGCCCTCGAGCCGCCTGAGACCTGTGTCCTGCGCACAAACTGGGCGATCGCAAGCGCCACGCCCAGTCGGCTCTCTGCAAACCTCTTGTGCCCGCGGATCCACGGGGCGGCGGTTGTAGAGAGAGGCCAGCCCAGCGGCGAGTCCTCCACTTTTCTGTTGTGCGCAACGTGCTGGATGCAGACCGTTGTTCCCGCTTGCCTGAGATCCGCTCTCTTTGCATCGCCCGGCACTTTCTTGCCCTCGATCAGCACCCGCCAGCGTTCCTCGAGCTCTGGACTGAGCGACGTCTCCCAGGATGGGTAGTACAGGGTCTTTTCCGGCTTGCCGTTCTCTGTGTATGCTCGCTTCCAGAACCAGACCTCTGCCTTGTCGCCCGGGTTGTAGATCGGCTCCGGGTCTGCGCCCGAGATCGTCCTGATCGTCGTGCGCCCGGCGTTCTCTCCTGCGGTCGCAGTGAACAGGACGAGAAAGCGGTTACCCTTGACTAGCAGCCAGTCCGAGAGGCTGTGGATCTTTTCACGTCCCAGAACGGCCCGGTTGCGCCGAGCAAAAAAGAACTCGTCCCACCACTGCTGTGCGTTCTCGTCCGGCAGCGTGGCGGTGACGTTCTCGCCAAGTCCCCAGCCCGTCCACAACCAGACGGACCACTGGTAGATCGGGCTGTACATCCAGAGCCGCTCGCTCTGGCTCATGGCGAGCCCTCTCTGCTGTGAGCCCGCTTGGCTCGCGCCCATCGTTGCGATCTGGTCCCAGCCGATCTGGGTCGTCAGGTCGAGCAGCAGGGCCTCGTCTACTCCGCTCTCTTGTAGTGAGCGGAGCGCATCTCTCGGCGCTTGCTCGAGGCCGTAGTCCTGTAGGTACAGGCCAAGCACGCTGATCGAGTCTCGCAGAGCTGCGATCGTCGTGTCCGACTCGTCCTGCAGGAACTGCTTGTCTCGCTCGAGGTATGTGATCTGCTCCTGCTGCTCTCTAGATAGGTCGAGCAGAGCAGCATACCTCTTGGTCTCTGATTGGTTGAGCCGCTCTACCGTGTCCAGCAGCTCTGCCTTGCGGGGGTAGAGCAGCCTATAGATCGCTTCCGTCGTTTTGCTCATCTGTGATCTCCTCTCTCTTGATGATCTCACACAGCTCTCTCTGGGTGCGCCTGTACTGCACAAACGAGAGAGCGAGAACACCCCCGGCCCCTACAACGAGCCCGATCACTAGAGTGATCAGCCAGATCGGTACGCTCAGTGTAACCATTATTCCCTCCCATCTCATTATACCACAGATCGGACCAGCGAGCACTTAGAGACTCGGCCCGATCTGAGCCGACACGTTGACCACCTGTACATCGTCCTGCGGCGAGGTCAAGAACGCGATCACATAGCGCAGAGCGTCCAGCATGTGATAGGCGTCCTTGTTCTCGATCGTGTTCTCGAACTCGCCCGTCCTCTTGTTCTGCTTGCGGTGATAGTCTGTGATCTCACTGAGCAGCGCCACGCAGCAATCGTGGATCACAATGCGCCCCTCTGTCAGGAGCTGCTGGACGCGATCGATCTGCGTCCACACGTCTGTGATCGGCGGGGCGATCAGGGGTATTCCAGCTCCCGCAAAGTCTACCCTCTGCTGGCGCTCTGATGGCCCGCCGCCGACCCACGCATAGATCGGCTCCGCGCGGTTCGTCGGGATGCGATCTGTGCTGTATCCCGACATCTCGAGAATCTGGGAAACGTGCTGCGGAGTCGTCACACCGAACGGCTGCTCGTACTCACGATACACGTGGAGCTGCCTTGCCTCCGCATCCCACGCGACCCAGAGCGCCCCGATCTGTGCGCCGTATGGGTCGATGCCCACAAAGCGGGGCCACATGCGGGGGATCTCGATCGCGTGGATCTTGTGCGTGTCCTCATCGTAGGCCGTGTAGATCGCCCCTTCTGGCGCAACCCACTGACCGAGGAATAGACGCTTGTACCTGTGCCCGGTCAGTCTGGCGAGACGGGCAAGTCTCTGCTTCCCGCTCTCTGTAAGCTCGCCCGTCTCTGGATCATAGATCGTCGGGTTGTCTCTGTGTACGGTGTCAAAGCGGGTCAGAGTGCCGCTCTTGCTGCGAGTCATGATCCAGTGTGAGGGTGGGCCCGGGTTGCAGTCCCCGACCAGTTGAGTATAGGGCATCACAGCGCCACGACCCGTGACCATACGGGTGAGGTATTCCCAGTCCGAGACAGTGAGCTCCTCAGCCTGTACGACATAGATCAGGTCACGCTCGCCGGAGAGCGTTTTGCCGGGGCTGTCTAGGCCGCCGAGCCAGATGCGCGATCCGTTGGGGTAGTCGTACCACTGTGGGATCTTGCCGCCGTAGGCCTCCACGTATGGTGAGCTCGGTAGAACGTCTCTCTCCCAAGTGCGCAGCACGGTGCCATGGATGTCTGCCTTGATCTTGCGGATGATCGAGATCTGCGAGTCTGGATACTTGCTCGCACACACGTGGAGCTTGTACAAGAGAGCAAGGGTCTTGCCCGTGTCTGCCGGGCCCGAGAGCATGACCTCTGGATCGCGGCAGAGCATCCCGTTGAGCACGTTGCCATAGAATGAGTAGGCAAGCTCGCTCATCCATCATGCACCGGGTCGATCTACTCGGGGACAGTGTATGCTCGGATCGATCCACTCGCCCATCCTGTTCTGTTCCCACACACTGCCCATGCGCTCTCGCAGAGCTGTGGCGATCGCCGGGTGACAGATGGCCACTTGCTCACCGTAGAGACTCAACATGAGATAGGTGTTTGGATCGGGCATAGTGCGCACTATGAGCTTGGTCTTGACCCACGGTCGCCAGGGCCACGAGAACAAACGCTCTCGCCAAGTGCGGGGGACGATCTCGCTCTCTGTGATCGTGAGCTCAGTACTCTCAACGATCTGGAACATCACTTGTGCTCCAACTGGGAGATGAGGATAGCATAGCCGCCAAGAGTACAGATCAGGCCCGAGAGAAACATGGGCCACTTTGCGATCAAGAGCTGCATCTGTGTGAGCTCTGGGTGCATATACACAATCCCGGCATAGAGGATTGCCCCGAGCCCATATGCACGTCCCAGGCTGCCGATCGAGAGCATGAGCGGGTTGTGCTCTTTGGGCTGCTCGATCTCTTCGCCGTCTATGATGAGCTTTGAGCAGAATAGATGGACGTCCTTGAGCTCTGGTTTGTTTGACATCGAGAATCCCCCTTTTAGACTGCTCGCTCTGAGCAGCATATACGACCAGATGTACAGACCGATCGCGATCGTCACAGCGAGCATGATCGTGCGTCTAACCTCTGGATATGGGATCGTACTCATCGATCTTGCCCAAGATCTCACCGTTGACACACATCCCATCATCCGGTGTCTGTCCAATGAGATACCATTCTCCATGCTCGAGCTCTGGGCAGAGTATGATCTCTACATCAAAAATCCTTCGGCTGGACGTTTCCTGACATGACAAGGATCGCACCATCTCTACCTACCCCTGTGTGCTTGAGCTCGATCGCGGCGTCTATTCCCAGGATCTTGCAGCGTCGATCGATGCACCACTGCACGCCTTGCAAGAACCGAGGATCACCTGCCTGTCCCTTGACGGTTCGTTCCACGCTTTCCGTCTTGACCTTTGTGCCTTCGCCGGGTTCTCCCTTTTGCTTGATCGTCTCAGCATCTTCACAAGATCGATGCCACGCTTGATAGTATTCCCGCTCTAGCTTGTCGATCCGTGCAAGTTCCTGTGACTTGGCTTCGTTGAAATCGATCAGCGCCGACTCGATCCACTGCTTTTGCAGCGCCTTGATGTCATTCGATACAGTGGACTGGGACAGATTGACAACCTCTGCAATCTCGACCTGCAGCTTGCCCTCAAGGTACAGTTCAGCAATACGCCGTCTATCACGCGCAAGCTGCGCTGCTGAACGCCTAGGTTTACGGTCGTGTGTCGTATTCACAGTCTATCCCAAGTACCAGTTTCAGTCATTGTTGCCCTTGGTCAGTTTTCGCAAGTAGGTTTTTGCTGAACGCCTCATCTGGTCAGGAGTAAGCAAATACCTCACGCGCCAATTGGGATTATCCTTATCAAACCATCCGTGCCGCAATTGTGTTTCTGTTGCTGCCATACTCTGCGTGGCTCGACGTAATCGACTTTTGTATTGGTTTGGTGCTACAATCTGCACACGGCGGGTGAATCCAGGCCCGTGAAAAAACCACCTACGGAACTCATCAAATTTCTCCCAGTAAGCATCAACTAGGGGAAGTACGCCCAAAGGTGTTGCTGGCTGCGGGATGAATGAATGGAAGTTCATCATCACACAACCCTTCGGCAGTTTGTGCAGCTCACGTACTAGAAACCGCAGATCGCCGTAATCGTCATCTAGCTCACCCGGTAGACCCGGAATGAAAAACCATCTAACGCCCACACCATTAGCCAATAGTGAGAATGTCACATTGAGCAGATCGGCATTGGTCACAGGTTTCTTGACGGCTTTCCTCAATCGTTCAGATATACCCTCTACTCCGATGCGAACAGATTTGGTCACTCGCCGTGTAATAGGTAACATCTGCTTTAGATTGTCCAGCCTCATTGACAAGAATTCTTGTTGCCCGCGCAGCTGTACTGGCTCTTGGCCGCCATCATTGGTGATCAATGCAATGCGCTCCCCTGATTGTGTCAGGGCATCTATTTGGGCCTGTAACCGCTCTGGTTCTGGGTTCGTGCGATAGGCGATTTCCCATCCTGTCTGGCAAAACAGGCATTTGTACTTGCATCCCCTAGCACCAAACACGCGCACCGTCCCGTCTGGATGCCGCAACGGGGGACATTCCCAGGGAAACCCACCATACGGCACTACCTGACGTGTCTCGCCTGGAATCCACGATTCGGGCAATTCACAAGCTGCCTCATATCCGTCATTCAGCAATGTCCGAATGAATCGTGATCCCTCGCCAACACACGCCACATCAATCAGATCGTCAAACACTGCCGGTGCATAACATCCTCCTCCGCCCAAGATTATACGTGCTGTTCTGTTGTTAATACGTTTCAACTCACCACGTAAGCGGGATATTCCCTGTTGGCTGGAGATCGTACACAATAGAAACTCGGCATGCTCTGGCACTACAAGTTTCGCTCCAGCCCGCTCACACTCCCACTGAAGCCAGGATGCAGCTAATCCTTTGTATTCGGGTTTTGCATAGTTAGTGTCAACAATCGCTAGCTTCAAAGGCCCGTATCCCTGCTACCATGACCGTCTCTAATGTTTCAAAAATAGGACGGTCATTAGTCTCGTACTCGCTTGTGAGTAAGCCTATCAACGAATCAATCACCTCTTGCGGTAATTTCGTTTCGATCTCACCAATGATAACACGTCCAGCATCTGCGCCTTTCACCTGGTCCCAGGTGGAATGGACACCCTGTCCATCACGATCGGTGGACGTATCACCATAGGCCCCAACATGTAGCTCAAACTCACTGAATCCCCACTCCAGCAGATCGGACAGATCGAACGACTCGATCAGCGTCTCCCAGTCCCAGTCTCCACCCGATTTGTTGGCAACGATGTTCGCCTGTTCTGCTGTGCGATCGTCCCAGTCCACTCGGCGGTAGGTATAGCGGTGGTCGTTCCAGACAATGTACCCGAGAGCAACGGTCCCCTGATCGTCGGGGGACTCGAGCTCTTGCTCGATCTCGATCTCGCACTGCTCGAGATCGAAGATACGGTTGCGCTGGTTGCCGCCGATGATCTCATCTGTGCGGATGTTATGAACGATACCCGAGAGATCGCCCAGCTCGCTGAGCCACTGCTCGAGCTGCTCGAGCTGCACGTCCGAGATCTTGCGTGGGTTCTTGTGATAGGGTTTGACCATGTTCTCCCCGAGTGTGAGATCGGGCCGGGGGACCCGTCTGGTCGCCCCGGCCCGCCTGACCCAAAGGTCAGAAAGAGAGGGATCTGGGATCGAGATCATTGTACCATATGCGGCATGAGTTTGTCAAGGAGAATTATGAGAATTGTCAGAATTGGTACTTGACAGGCTATAGGCGGTTATGATATAATGGCAGTTGACAGTGAGCATACAGAGAACAGACAGAGGAGACAAGCTAGAAAGAGAGAGAAACAATGGCAAACTGGGAGAAGTATCTGGGATCGTTCGGTCGGAGACTGTTAGGGGCCATGGGGATCGATGTAAGCTATGGGTTGCCGAGTGAGTACAATCCGATCACTCAAGCACTCAAGAGCCCAGACTTTGTGGAAAAGTACGAGCATATAGATGGGTTTTCTCGCTCGAGCTTGAGCAAGGTCGCCACCGTGTGTCAGATGAAAGTGTTTGACGCTCAAGGAGGGCCAGAGGGTGACGGTGAATGTAAGGCGATCCGTAGACACTGGTATTCATACTGGAAGGGTCACTTTGCGCAGCCGCTGGCAAAGCAGCTCGGGGATGTCAAGATCAACGCTCAAGGCATCGAGGAAATGAACGATCTAGTGTGGGTCGGCAGACTGAGCCAGACCTATGCGCACTTTGTAGACAACCGGGGACTCACGTACAAGGACCTGTGGGTCGATGACCAGAGCAGAATGATGAGCTATAACTGGCAGACTCTGTTCCGGGGCTGTAACATCATGCTCGCAGTAGAGAAGGATAGTCTCTTTGGGGACTTTCAGGCGGCAGCGAAAGCGATCGGCGCAACCTCGGTCTACTCGGGCAAGGGCAAGAGCTCGAAAGCAGCGATCGAGAAAGTGCTCCGCGAGCACTTCCGCTGGTCGCCCGACTATGACCCCTTCTGGAAAGACCCGCTGGTTATTCTGCACATCTCGGACCACGAC